TCAAATAAATATTTTCTTCAACGCAATCAACGGTTTCTTTGCTGCCTTTGAAATATTATTTACATACGCCATATCTTGGAGCATAGGTATCCCATTTACCATACATCCACCATTAGGATTGGCGGTGATGTTCAAAACATTATTTGACATGTCCCAACCTCTTACAACAACAGGCTTACTATCAAATTTCAATGCAACACCCTCACCACCAAAGTGAATTGCTAAGGACTGATCCAAATATGCTTGGTTCCCCTTTGATGGATCAATATGATATGCCGATAAGTACAACACATTCGCAACCACCTTCAGCGTTGATATGACATTCATTCCCTCCGGACTCTTAAACTGGAAATAACTGTTATCTATGGTCGTATAGTCTTTATTTTCCAGTGATGCCCATATGTCAGTACTCATCTGGAGTTTTGCCTGTTCAAATGAACGAGCCTGCTCCTCGGCAGCTATGCGTTCTCGCTCTTGACGTTCCGCTTCTTCCCGTCTTTTTTCTTCCTCTGCCCTTAAGCGTTCTTCCTCAGCGGCTTTTTCCTTGCGAAGACGTTCTTCCTCGGCTGCTCTGGCCTCAGCCTCCTTAGCCCTCTGCTCAGCCTGTGCTTTTTCTAAAACAGCATCCTTTGCGGATACATAGCTATCATGCTGCTTCACCAGTTCCATTTTCTTTTCAAGCGGAGCCATATCCAGAGCCTTGTCAAAATATGTGCTGTTTATTCCGCTAGGATTCGGAGAAGAACCACCAGCTAAGACAACTGCGAAATCCATCGGCTTGCACAGTTCCCACCACACGCGGTAGTCGCTCGGAAATTGCTGGGATAAATCAACAAGCAAATCCTGACCCTTGATGTAATATGTAGGCTCACTATCATACTTAGCGTACTCCTGCTTTTCTGCACTGAGTTTGTAATAAAACTCCACCTCCTGCATTTTATCTTCAGGTGCTTGTGCTGAAACAGTATTTACCTGTGGAGTCGGTTCTGTAGCGACAGCTTCTTGGGCTCTCTGACGTGGTTCATGCTCAGTTACGCTCGTGTTTGCCTCCATCACCGGCTGTGTCCTATGAGGTACCTGTATTTTATTTCCACAGGAGAGACAGAAGCAGAATTCCTTAGTATCATCTATCTGTGTTGGTTGTCCACAATTTGGACAAAAAGCCTCTCTTAACGCCATTTTTTACTCCTTATATACATTATAATTATTCTACCTTTGTCCCACATTCAAGGCAGAATTTTGCTCCGGGAATGAGCTCTGCGCCACACTTAGAGCAATTTGTATTGAACTTAAATCCACACTCAAGGCAAAACTTACCTTTCGGCACAGATGCACCGCACTTCGGGCATTTAACCATGGAGTCATCCTTGGGGTCTTCTACTTTCTGACCGCAACTCAAACAGAACTTAGCACCTTCTGGTATTTCCTCGCCACACTTGGAGCATTTGATGGTTTTCTTAACTGATGGTGACTTTACATCAGTATTAACGATATTAGCTGCCGCATTTCCCATTGCGCCACCAACTACGCCACCGATATTAATTCCCATTCCAAGCCCCATACCAGCATTCATGATCCCGGCTGCTCCACCTTCGTTGGAAGCTGCTCTATCAAGGATATTAAAAGTACGTTCCTGCTGATAATCATAACCCATAACCGTCATTTCGGCTTTCTTTGCCAATGCCTTCTTTAACTGCTGGTATGACGGATCATCCTCTGGAGCAGATATATCATTGACATTGAAGTTAACAAGCTCTATGCCATACTTTTCAAACTCCGATGCAAGGTCACTCTGTATGCCATATGATATCTCCTTTAGATGCGACTGAATCTCAAGAAAAGATATCTGTTTTTGTACAAACTGCTTCGCCACATAATCCTTTATATTCGTCAGAAGAATCCCTCTGAAAGCATCTTTAAGGTTCTTCTGATTAAACTCAGGTATAGTCCCAACAAGGTTTACAAGAAGCTTCTTTCCATCAACCACACGGACACCAAACTGCCCATTCGCCCTTACAGGAAGAATTATCTTGTATATAGCATCCTGTATAGACATCGGGGATGTCGTTCCCCACATAACATCCATCGATACAGTCTTATTGATGAAATAAACTTCACAATGGAAAGGAGACTCTCCGTTAAACGGCAGGTTAACAATTCTCCTTATCAACGGGATGTTTTGAGTATGTAGCGTGACCCTTCCGGGACCGAAAACATCAAGTGCCTGACCATCCTTAAAGAATATGGCTTCCTGAGACTCATGGACAATCAGCTGGGATAAGGTATTAAAGTCTTCGCCGGGGAATTTCCATGCAAATACGTCATTGGGTCCTTCATACTTGATTACGTCAAAAATTTTCATCTTCTAATCTCCACTTCGTGAATATTTTTTGTTCGGCGTATGCTGAAATCAATGCCTACGGTCTACATTTAACAATGCTCTTAACTCTTTAGGAAAAGCACCTATATTATTTATCATCTCTCTCGTTTTTTCGTTATTATCAAAAAACAACAACAATGAGAGAAATGTATTCCATGACATTTGAGTTTTTCTTGTCTCAACGGCTGAGTATGTTTGCCTTGAAATGCCAACAATCTCTGCCAATTCCTCCTGCGAAATGCCAATTTTTGCACGCAATACAGGCAAATCCTCCGTCAGCTTTTCAATCAGCAAATCTTTATCAATATCTGTGATATTAATTGCATTCTGTTCTACCAAATCCTATACCTCTCAAACATCTTCAATTCTTACAGTTTCTCATAACTTCCCATATCATAGCCCTTCGCAAAGTGGTTTACTGTGCGAAGGATGCAAAGGGAAAGCCCGTTTTATGCGGACTATCCCTTCTTGCTGACCCCTTCCCTGCCCCCTAAAAGGGAGCAGAGCTTGTCCATGTTCTGCGCCTTGAGCTGCATGGACGGGTGTACATAGCGGTTCATGGTTATCGCCACGCTGGCGTGTCCGAGGATTTCGGAAAGCGTCTTGATGTCAAACCCGAGTTCTACAGCCCTTGTCGCAAACGAATGGCGGCAGGTATGGACCGTGGCATCCGCGATCCCGCAGGCATCCGTCACCTTGTTGAAGTGGTTTTCCATCGTCCGCGGCTCAATATAGGACTGCTCCAGACCCGTCAAAAAGAAGCAGCCGTCAGGCTGCCTGTTTGCTGCAAGTATCTCGAACACATCGCTTGGGATGGGGATGTCCCTGACGGAGCAGTCGCTCTTCGGGGCGGTGATGACGACCTGCGTCCTGTGGCCTTCCCCGTCCGGCTTCTGTATCCGCTGCATCGTCCGCTCCACGCGGAGCTTCTTCTCTGCGAAGGATATGTCTCCCCATTTCAGGGCGCAAAGTTCCCCGATGCGGAGCCCCGTGTAGAGGCAGAGCAGAATACCCATGTTGCTCGGCGTCAGGTCGCCAAGAAGATGGACGTTCAGCGTCTCCTGCTCATAAATGCTGAATACCCGTAGCTGCTTTTGCGGGATTTTCACCGCAAGCCCGTCAAAGCTTATGACCGCCCATCCCCTCACGAGCCGGATATAGTCCATCACGTTCTTCATGACGGAGAGGATCGCGGACACGGTCTTTGGAGCCAGACCCTTGCCGCCATCATCCTTGGAAGCCAAGAGCATGGCCGAAAATGCGGATACTTCGTCCCTTGCGATTTCCGTCACATCCCTGTCCCCGAATTCCGGGAGCAGGTGCCTGTCCAATGCCGTCCTGTACCTTGAAACCGTTGACTCCTTCAATGTCGGCTTGGATGCCTCCAGCCACGCCTCTGCGGATAGGCTGAATGCTTCGTGTCCCGCCGTGGCGTTGCCCTCCGGCACCGGCTTTGGCGGATTGGCGAGTGTGGCCTTGGCCTCTATCAGCTTCTCCTTGGCCTCCTGATAGGTCTTCCCGAAAACGGACTTCGTGACGGGCTTCCCGTCCTTCTTCCCGTTCGGATAGCGTCCCTCCCAGCGCCCATCTTTCCTTTTTCTGATGTTTTCTCCGTGCCTTGCCATATGATTGTCCTCCTTTGACCCTTGCCCTGACCCCTTAACCTTCAAAAAGGGGTAGGAAATCGACCTTGTTACTCAAAAATTTTCGGAAATTGCAGTATGCTTGTTGACAAATTTAACAACAAAGTGTAAAATATATAGAAATTAGTTGTTGATTTTGGCAAATGTATATGCATCGCACAGTAAACCACTTTGCGAAAAATGTACAAGTAAAAAATCGGGAGGGGCGTCTGTTTATTGCCCCTCCCGTTCTCTTTCTTTTCCGATTCTTATTTCCGTGCCGCCCTTGAAAAGAAACGTGGCATCTTCCTTGCCGTACACCGTCACGCTCTCCACGAGGCTTGACCACAGGCGGTCATCAAACTCCGTCACCGCATCCCCGATCTCCTTTAAGGTCTGGATGAAGTTGTCCAGTATCCCTCCAGTCGCTTCCGCATCCGCCTTTCTTTCCTGCAACCTTGCCAGCCGTGCCTTCTGCTCATCATAACGGCCAGCAAGCGCGTCATATTTTTTCGCATATTCCGTCTGGTCCTGCGCCTTTCTGGCGTTCTCGGCTATCAGGTCTTCGGTCTGCCTCGTAAGGACTTCCATCTCCGCCAGCGCCCTGTCCATTTCGTCCTGCAGCCCGTCCGTGTTGGAGACGCCATCCTTGAGGACTTCCATGTTTTCAATGATTTCTTCCCTGTCTGCAAGGAGCCTGTTCAGGGCTTTTAGGAAAAGCGTCTTTATCTCGTCCTCGGAAAGGTGCGGCGTGTTGCACTTTTTCCCCTTGCCGTATTTGTGGTTGCACCGCCACACAGTCTTCCTGTACTTGTCCGTGGAATGCCACACCTTGGAGCCGAAATACCCGCCGCACTCCCCGCAGACGATTTTTGACGAGAAGATGCTGGTCCCGCTGTATTTTTTCTTCCGCTTCCGCTTCTGCAGCTCCGCCTGTGCAAGATCGAACGTCCTCGGTTCGATGATCGCGGGATGGTCCCCCTCGACGTAGTACTGCGGGATCTCACCCTTGTTCCTGACCTGTCTCTTCGTCAGGAAGTCCGCTGTGTACTTTTTCTGGAGCAGGGCGTCACCACGGTATTTTTCGTTTGACAGGATGGACTTTATCGTCACCGTGTGCCATGTGTCGCCGCCTCCCGGCGCCTTGACGCCTTTTCCCTCAAGGGTCCTCTTTATCGCCGTGAACGAAAGCCCGGAGAGGAACAGCCTGTAGATCTCCCGCACCGTCTCCGCCTGCTTCTCGTTGATGACCATGCCGCCGTCAGGCCCTTTGTCGTATCCGAGGAACATCCCGTATGCCACGCTCACCTTCCCGTCTGCAAAGGATTTCCTTTTCCCCCATGTCGTGTTCTCCGAAATGCTCCGGCTCTCCTCCTGCGCAAGTGACGACATGATCGTGATGAGGAGCTCCCCCTTGCTGTCAAAGGTCCATATGTTCTCCTTTTCAAAATAGCACTCCGTGCCGTGTTCCTTCAGCTTCCGTATCGTGGAAAGCGAGTCCACGGTGTTCCTTGCGAAACGGCTGACGCTCTTTGTGATGATGAGGTCGATCTTACCCGAAAGGGCGTCCCCTATCATGGCGTTGAAGCCGCTGCGGTGCTGTGTCGAGGTCGCGGAAATGCCCTCGTCGCTGTACATTCCCGCAAACTCCCAGCCGTCATGCCCCCTGATGTAATTCTCGTAGTAATCGAGCTGTGCCTCGTAGCTCGTCTGTTGCGCGTCCATGTCCGTGGACACGCGGGCGTAGCCTGCCACCTTCCTTTTTTCCCTGCTGCCCGTGGGGACCGCCGCCACACGGCTTATCGTCGCAGGGATGGTCGTTATCCTTTTTGCCATTTGGCCACCCTCCCATCCTTGAAAACAAACTCCAGATGCCTGTCGTACATCCGTATCTCCCTTACCTTTTCCCTGAATTCTTCCTCAAACTCCTCCGTCCCGAGGACCTCCGCCGTTGCTTTTTCCAGCTTCTTAAGTCCGAACCCCGGACAGTCGCAGGCCGCCTTCCCATGGCATCCCCTCGTATTGCAACTAAAGGTCCAGTACGGGCTACCGTCCTTTTTGTAGTGGACATGGTTGGAAAAGCCGGATCCGCACTTCCCGCAGCGTATCCTCCCGGTAAAGCAGGTCTCCCCGCGTTTTACTCTTTCCAGCGACGCCCTGTACCTGTCCTCCCTGCATTTCAACGATTCCTCAAAAAGCTCCCTCGGTATGATTGCCTCGTGGTGCTCCTCGATCCGGTACATCGGAAGCTCCCCCCTGTTCACGCGCTGCCTTCCCGGGGACGTGTTGTAGTTCTTCTGCATGACGAGCGCTCCCGTGTAGTTCTCGTTTTTCAAGACCGCCCTTATGCTCTCCGGACGCAGTGGGTTGCCGTTAATGCCCATCCTGCCCTGTGCCTTCAACATGTCCCTTATTTCCGCTATCCCCGTTCCTTTGACATACTCCTCGAAGATGTCCCGCACGGTCCCCGCCTCTTCCGGGATGATAACAAGCTCGTCCCCCTCCCAGCGGTATCCGAGCATCCTCTTTTTGATGTAATGCTTCCCCTCCGCATATCCCTTCCGCAGCGTCCACTTGATGTTCTCCGAAAGGCTCCTGCTCTCCTCCTGCGCGAAAGACGCGAGGATGGACAGCATGAGCTCCCCGTCCCCACTGAAGGAATTGATGCGCTCACGCTCGAACCGCACCTCCACGCCGATGTCCTTCAGGTGCCTCACGGTATCCAGAGTGTCCACGGTGTTCCTTGCGAAACGGCTGATGGACTTCACGAGCACGATGTCGATTTTCCCTTCGTTGCAGTCCGCGATCATGCGCCGGAACTCATCACGTTTTTTCGTGGAAGTGCCCGTGATCCCGGTATCGGCGTATACCCCGGCGAAGACCCATTCGGGGTTCTTCTGTATGAGTGCGCTGTAATGGCTGACCTGCGCCGACAGGGAGTGGAGCAGCCCGTCCGTTTCCTTTGAGACCCTTGCGTATGCGGCCACCCGTTTCTTCGGTACGAATGACGGTTCACGGGCCTCTATCCTTCTTACTTTTGGCATTCTCCGCCACCTCCTTCCGGTCACATATTCCCGTACAAACCCGGTAATATCAAGCATTTTCGCCATTTATATTGGAGAATAAACTGCCGAAAACGGGGCTGTATTTTTTCTTCATCTTTGTATCAAATGCACGATACTCTTCCCCTGAAATGATGCCGTCGGACAGCAGCTTCCGGGCAAGGCTCATGGTCGTCTGGTAAAGGCACTCCCGCCTCTCCTCATCCCGCGTCATGGCCGCCCACCCCCGAACCTGTCCTCCACATAGCAGTCATGGGAGCAGTATTTTCGGTTGGCGTTTCCGTATGCCGTGAAGAGTCTGTGGCAGAAGGCACACTCAAACTCATATACAGCCTTACGCTTCACTTCGTTCAGGTGGCTGTTCCACCACCGCATCCTGCAGGTGTCCGAGCAGAACTTCTTCTCCTTGCGTCCCTGCATCTGGACGATGGGGATTCCGCAGCATTTGCAGAAATGCAGGTCGTCTCCTTGGCCGCCCTTATTTGCGGATACCTTCGTCAGCCCCTGCCTCCGACAGAACGACTTGACCGTGTTGTCTGACAGTCCGAGCATGGACGCTATCTTTCCGTATCCGTATCCATCCTCCCGCAGCCTCTTTATCTGTTCCTTTTGTTCTATGGTCATCACGCACCTCCGTTAAAAGATTTGAAGGACTGTCCTTCAACGGGGAGCGGATACTTTTTCACGAAATTTCCACTATAAAACAAAAAAAGACCGCACGGGCTCGGAGCATATCCAAACCCATGCGGCCAAAACCGTGACTATATTCTCTTTGCGTAGTCGAGGCTTATCCAGCCCGCACCCGATTTAAGTTTCCCCCATCCGGCTGTGGAGCCCTTTCCGCTCTTCACTTCTGTAATCGTAAACGTGCCTATTCCCGTGAACTTCCCTGTGGTGCCGTAATCCGTGCCGGGACCGGTACGAATCCGAAGATCCATAGCGGCGACCTTTACCTTGAAGGGAGTGCCGTCTATGCTGCTAACATTAGCTGCGACTGGATACACCACTTTCCCGTCAGCATCAAACACGAAGTATCCGGGATTGGCGTCGGCGCACTTCTTTGCATTGGAAAGTGTCTTATATGCCCCCTTCTGTCCCTTCTCGTCCGTCCATGTCTTCCTGACACGGTACAGATTATCTTTTTCTCCGGCATACTTGTCGTAGTATCCCTGCCCATATGATGCCCGTTTTTTCTGGACGGACGCCCCCTGATCGGCAGGCTTTTCAAACTGCGTCAGGAAAGCCGTGGATGCCTCCGTGACCGACTTTGCTGCCTTTAGCGAGGACAGCAGCCCCTTGTATTCCCCGGACAGCTCCTTCCACAAGAACTCAAGCTGCATCGAAAAGTCCCCGATGGATACACCTTTTTCTTTTGCAAAGTCAAGGAGCGCCTGCTTCCTCGTTTTATACGTCCATTGCGCCAATCCGTATCCCGCCCCGTCCGTTGTGAAGGCGGTATATGTCCCCTTATCGACCTTGGCTGTATATTCTGTGTCGCTAAAGCCCAGCTTCTTCTCGGAGCTGTTCTGGAGGTTGTCGCTGCGGATGCCTGACTCTGCATACAGATTCCCCATCACTCCGGCTACTCCATACGCATTTCCGATTTTTCCGAAAAGGAAGTCCCACGCCGCCTTGTCGCCCGTGGTGGACGCCCCACCACCCGATGTTGACGTGGTGGGCTGGCTGTTTCCCCTCGACATTGCGGATTTTACATCGTTTCGGAAACCGTCCATCGTGTAGGACAGCCCCAGCCCCTTCCAAAGATGCTCTGGATCGCCGTGGTTCGATGCGACTCCCCTCACAGAGCCTTCCCTGTGGCTGATGATGACCCCGTCCGCCGTGGGATTGAGCGAGAACTTCTCGCAGAGCATCGCAAAAAGCTCCACAGCCGAATCATATGTCCTCTTGGCGCAGGCTTTCGCTGCTGCCTTGTCGGAGCAACTGAAGGATGTCCCCGACGTGTACTTTATATTTCCCGGCTCACACATCTCCACGCCGATGTGGGTATTGTTGGCGTCCCCACCGCAATGCCACCCCCTGTGATCCCACGGGAGCGTCTGGTATGCCGTGCCATCATTTGCATCAATAAATCCGTGGACGCAAGCCCTGTCATAAGAGCTCTGGTTCCAGCTTTTGATAAAAGAAGTAGCACTCGGTTGGGGACATCCGACCGAGTGCAGCATAAGACCCTTTACCGTGATTTTTCTCCCGGCTTTGTAGCAGGGATTGTTCGTCATGATAGACTCAACGAGCTTCATTCTCCTTCGCCTCCTTCATCTGCCTGTCAGCATCAATCGCAGTCTCCGTGAAAGAGTTATTCTTCCACCATGCTGCAAGGGATGCCGCCGTTGTGAACAGGAAAGACACCACCGTCCCCACTTCCTCGTTATCGAAAGGGAGCGGGCTCTTTCCTGCGAGTGCCAGCGCATTGTTAGCGATTGCAAGCACAAGGATCACCGTCCTTGTCACCGTTGCCGCCGTAGGTTTCCCAAACTTCATAATCCATGCCCTCCTTTACATTTTGTTGATGAGATACTCGTCAAGCCCCTTCTTCGCATCCTTCAGTTCTTGGATGTTGTTGCCATCAATGGCGTGCGAAGTAAGGGCCTGCAGGCTCTCAATGATTACCTTGTTCGTCTCCCTCATGCCCTTCTCGATGCTGTCCACCCTGTCCGAGTCGGACTCGAACCTCTGGTTTCCAAGCTGCAGGCGGTCATTGATTTTCTGCACTTGGCTCTCAAGCGCGCTGATCCGCTCGTCCTGCACCTTGTTCGGCTCCTTTGCCTTCCCGACCGCTTTCGCTATCGCCGTGATGGCTGCCGAAATCGTGACGATTGCCCCCGCAACCACAACGATGATGTTGAAGATTTCGTGGGGAGTTACCATGATTGCGTGATCCATAATCCCTCACTCCTTTCTGCAATAAAAAAGCACCGGGGACTTCCCGATGCCTGTTGCCGTGTCTGCTTTCTGCCTTCGTAATCTCCGTGGCGGGCTGTGTGGTTTATCTTATGTACCCGGCTGCGATTGCCTTTGCCAAAGTCTCTCTGCTCCTGAAATGCTTCTCCTCGCCGTTCCGGCTGGCTTTGAAGTAGCCCTTGCTGAACCCGTACCGTGTCCCGCCATAATGGAGGTGGTAGGCAAGTTTCCATTCATTTCCCGTTTCCTTGAATGTGAGGGAGATTGTCTTTTCGTCCCCCTCGAATCTTGCCTCGTCAAATCTCTTTGCCAGTTCCCTCTCGATCCGCTCTGCTTTCGTCATCGCCCTGCCCTCCTTAAAAGTCGCCGTTCGCAAGGAAATCCTCGACCATCTGGATGTCTACGAAAATCCCGTCGCCTTCCATGTCGATGATGTAGTCCTCAAGCTCCGCTGCGTCTCTGCCGTATTCCTTTGCGAGTTTTTTAAGTTCCTTCTTTGTGATGTTCTTCATGTTTTTGCCCTCCTTCGGCTTTGTTTTCCCTTTCGGTAGTACACACATTACCGGCTGTCCGAAGATATAGCAACGCCTGTGGGCAGAATAAACTACACAAAGATGCGGGCAGGATACTGTGTATTTTATGGCAGGTTATGCGAGCTTCATGGAGATGCCCTCGAAGGCGCAATGCAGGTCATCCGCGCCATATACCACGGCACGGAGGTATGCGCTCGCCATGTCCTCCGGGAAGGTATAGGAAAACGACTTTGCTGTCTCCGTTGGCCATATCGTGCCTACCAGATTGGACCCGACCACCAGCTCTATCTTGGATTTTGCACCCACGAGCCGCTTTACGCTCACCGTTACAGTCCTGCCCCTGACCGTTTCGATAAGGTCATTACCGAAATAACAGTAAAAGCCGCCCCAGACATCATCGAAGGTAGCCTCGAAGCGGTATCCGCCCCAGACATCCGGCTGCTTGCCGTTATACATCCGCCATGTGTCGGTATCGGGCAGGATGTTCCCTTCGTCAAGGTTCTTAAGGATTATCTCCCCAATCAGCCCGTTCAAGTTCATGGAGACATCCACCTCGTAGCCCGCCGACTCCATTTTGCTGATGAGCAGCGCCCTTGCATCGGAGAGCCTTGCGATCTCGCCTGCCACGCTCATATGCGCCACCTCCCGTCATATCGCCGCCAGAGCCTTTTCTATTGCGTCCGAAAGGCTGACCGTTCCCCCGGACGTGTATCCCGCGGGGATGGTGGCGCTCGTGGTCTCGATCCCGTCAATCGTTATGCCGACAGAGCCGTTGTCCGTGACGCCCTCCAGTTTCTCCGCAAGTGCATCCAGCTTGTCAGTCTCGGACGCGATGCCGAGGTTTACCATCTTGGTGCGGATTCGGTTCCTGCCGTCCTTAATCCTTGTAATCTCACTTGAAATAGCCATCTTCTTATCCTCCTTCAGATTGATTTTAGTACGGTTTCAATGTCGCCTATCTTCTCCCACACAGCCGATGCCGATACGGGACGCTTATCCGTTCCCGTGACGGAATCCGCACAGTCCACGGAGAGCGTCCTCGTCTCAACGTCAAAGGCAAGCCCGTCCCCGAAGTTGTACCTTCCCCCGGAGTCCATGCCCTCGGCAAACTCTGCGGAAAAATTCTGCTCCCTGTTTTCAAATGTCGCTTCAAACATAGCTTATCTCACCATCCTTTAGAACATCTGCGACCTCCGCCGTCATGATGTTGCTGGCATCCGCAGTCCCGTCCGAGGTCACATACCTTATCTGCATCTGCACCTGATGGAGCGATGCATTAAAAGCCAGCGTGTCCTTCTGCGATAGATGCACCGTTATGGCATCCTCTGCCACTTCCACGGCATCATCTGTCTTTTCAAGAACCACCCTGCCGCTCTGGGAGTATGTCACATAGACCCTCGCCCCGGTAAGGTCGATGTTCGTCTTAAAGATATTGATTGGTGTCGTCCCTCTTTTCATGCTGCCTCCTTTCACAGAGCCTTGCCGCCCACGGGCAGGAATGAGCCGTCATCCCTCCCGAAGTAAAACCCGCCGTCCTCCGTCAGATAAAATGTGCCGGGATTTGCATTGGAAGGCAGGTTCTCCTTTTTTACTTTCCGCACCTCAAGGTAAAGCACCGATTCATCCGATGATCCTGACTGCGTCTCCTCCGTGTCCTTCATGTACACCCCTGCAAATTTGCAATGCAGGTCTGCATCGGAAAAAATGATGATGCGGAGCGTGACAGCCTGTGCCGTGCTTGGCACATCCGCCTGCACCGCAGCCGCCGTCCCCGTTTCGAGGATGTAATTTGCCACGGAGCCGTCAATAACAAGCTCAAGCCTTGCAGACGCACCCTCAAGATACGAAACCCCGAATTCCACGGTCTTTCCTTTGACCGCATCCATCATTTCAGAATCGAAAAAGCAGGAGAACCCCTCCCATGCCATCTGGAAAGTAGCCTCAAACTCATAGTTTCCCGATACGTCCGGGGATTTTCCGCTGCTCATTGACCATGTGTCCGTGTCCGGCAGGATGTTTATCCAGCCGCCCCCGTCCCATGAATTCTGCGCGAACCGCAGCATCGTGCCTATCGGATGCACATGGTCGCCCCGCGCCACCTGCTCCAGCCCTCCGGGGTTCCCCGATTTCGCCGCCGTCCGCATCTGGTCGGCATCGTCACAGAAATCCCTGTTGAATGCCGTTTTCTTTATAATGGCATTTTCCTTTTTCACAAGCTCCGCATCCAAGACCTCCCTCGTCACCACCCCGGAGAAACTGACCGAGATGGTAACATCGGGATAGCCCGAATATTTCAAAAATATCCTGTGCGTGATAAAGAGCGGAGTATCAGGGAGCGTGATGTAGTCAGGGCTCGTTGCCTGCGCCACAAGGAACAGCACCTCGCCCCCGGACGGTCCCTTTGCATAAATCCCTATCTGCTGGTGGTAGAACTCCTCCTCCACTCCCGCATTGTCAATATAGACATCCACTATCGCCGTGCCATCCCCTTCTGCGGAAAAGGAACTGAAGGACATCTCCTTCTTGACGTGCGTGATGGCCGTCAGCTTTGTAAGCTCCGCAAAGTCCGTGTAGTCTGCCCCTGCCACCACACGGCTCAGTTCTATTTCCTTTTTGCCTGTCAAGGATGCGAGGAGGTTCATCCCGGCATCCGTCACGACCGTATTCTCGCTTTTCCAAACGCCCATAGGCTTCCCCTCCTAATGCTCATAAGTTACCGCAACGGTATGACCTGCCGCAGCCCTGATTTCCGCAATGCCCTCCGTGTAGTCCACGGGTATCAGCTCCTTCCCCGGAAAGATGCGGACATCCGAAACATACGGAGTAGTCTTGCCTTCCGTGGTGTTAAGGGACAGGGCATACTGTATGTGCGTCACTGTGTAGCCGACAAAGTACTGATTCCCCGCCGCCTTCACATAATCAGAAAACTCATCATCCCCCTCACGTTTGTAGCGCACGAACATATCAATGTCCGTCCCGGCAGGCTCTCTTCCTGCCCATTGGATCATGATGCCCTCCTGCGGATTGTCAAGCTCTATCTCTTCGGACAGGTAATAGCCGTGCGGGGAGAACAGCCCGTGCCTCCTCTGCCCGTACTGGATGCAGTTTGGGAACCCTACCGGGTCCACCGTTATGTCCACGCCGTTCTCCGGCACAAGACCGACATAATTCTGCGCCGTCTCCTCCACCACGGCATAGAACTTCATGTTCTTGGTGCTTGCCTCCCCCAGCACGGATTTTTTCAGCGTGTACCGCAGGAAGGAATCATCCTCCGAAAACTCTATGTCCAGAAAGGCATTGCCGATGTACTCGAAATTCGTGTAGTCCCTCTCGTCCGCTGGCTTTCCTTCCCAATCGACCCTGCTCCATTTGAACAGCGACTGGTTGTAAATCATAAACTGCGCCTTAAACGGTGCATCGAACCACTCCCCCTTGAAGCCGTAGTCAAGCTCCGAGGAACCGATGTAGATGTAATACCTGTCAGGCTTTATGGCAAGGAAGTCCACCGCACCGCCGAACTTCATCCCGAAATAAAAATAGAAGATGTCGTCATAGACATACATCTTCTTAAGATTCAGCCTGTCCGGGAGTACCGGGTAATAATAGACTGTGTAAAAATATTCTATTTTCTTGCCGTCATCATCGTACCAGATGATATCGCCTGTCTCCCAATCATACTGCCATATCGGAGGCAGCACCTCGATCACATACCACCCGTCCGCTATCCCCGGTATTGTCTGCCCGTATGGGATTTCCGCCGTCATCAGGAAGGTATGGTGCGTGAATGAAAGCGGATTCTCATACACCCTCATTGACTCGTCAAAGGAATCAAGCCCCCGGTCAAACCAGTATTCCGGCTCGTTCCGAGTCAGCGAGTAGGTGTTCTTTGAAAGGTCAATATCCGCCTCGCAGCCCGTGAAAAGACCGTGGTATTTCCCGTTCCCCTTATCAATCCTTTTCAGGAGCACCCCGAAGGGATCATCGAGGATGTCCGTGTACCTTATGATCTGGTGCAGCGGATGCGTGAAATCCCATGAGTCAAACCCCATCACCTTGAAGGCCGTGAATGTGTACTGCATCCTCTCCCGGTCAGCCCTCGTGCCGTAACAATGGCAGAGGACGTCCGCCTCCTGCTCCTGCAGGTAGGCGCAGTGCGAAAGGTTGAAGTTCCAATACCGCCTGTTAGTATCCGCAGGCTCGTTCGGCTGATCCATGTCATAATACGGATACACATAGTCATAATTTAAAAAGCAGTTATCCATTCGGAGGTTATCTGCTCCCTTAAAGACCAGCTCCAAGCGGATGTACCTTGTCTCCTTGTTTATGCCGTTCCAGCTTGCGGGCTCGCCCTTCCAGAGTTTCGGAAGCTTCTCCCATGTCTCCTCGTTGTACGGCCAGTCGTTCCCGATATAGGCATATATCTCCAATGTGTAATCGTCAGCGCCCTCACCGAACCACTCGAAATACACCCACGGATAGGTCTGCTTCCGCTCCCCGGCCCGGATGTAATCCGCCATGTCTATGTCGATGGTCATCGTCCCACTCTTGCCATTGACGATGCAGCCGTTCTCGATGCGGAGCGACCCCGTGAGCGTCCACTTGGAAAAGTTGTAGTTATAGGTTATCGTGCCGTTGGCGTTTTTAGTCCTTGTCCCGGAACCGCTACCGCTCCAGTCCAGCCTGTTGGTGTCCCAATATCCCGCAAAGGACTCCCACAGGAAATATGTGCCGTAGTTGCTGTATGCCGCCACGCCGTTAACGATGGACTCCAAGCCAAGCTGCCGGCAATGGCGACAGACTTCCTGCAGGCCTTCCTCAAAAGGAGCCGCAAGCTCGTCATCCTCGTAATAATCCATGTTCCAGTAGCCGACCTCGCACTCGTCAAAGAAGATGCCGTCAGCCAAGCCCTGCGATGCAAGAGAGGATATCTGCGACTTCATATCCTCGATGAACCCGTCCGTGTTGAAACGGGAGCCATAGGGAAGGTACTGAAACACTTTAGTCCCACATGACCTCGCCTGCGCCACGCCCGTCCCGGACTGGTCTGCCGCCACGATGATGTCATACACCGAGTAGTCCACAAGGCCGCTGTATTCCAGAAGCCCGTAATAGATGATGTACGCCTTCGGCTGCTTATATTGGAGCGATAATTGAAAGCGGTTATTCTTCCTGTCCAGTCCTGCAATCTCATACTGTGGTCTTGGAAAGCTAAAGGTACACCCCAAGCATAGCCTCACGCGGGGATATGACCGCCGTGCTTTCCGCCACAGCATACACGGCGATATGGTGCAGCCCCGTTCCGAGGAACATGATGTCCGTGAAATTAAGTGTGGCATTGGTGTTCTTATATTCCTTTGGCCTATCGTTCCCGTCCACGGCAATGGTAAATGTGGAGTTTGCCGCCTTCTGCATCGTAGCGGAAAAGCCGAGGTGGACGGTACGGTTTTCCCTCGTGATATTGATGTATGCCTCGCAGACCATCACCTTTTCCGTGGAGAGAGTCACCGCAGCCACATTTGTGCCAAATGCTATTTTATTCTCCTCAAAAGGAACTACGCTCACCCTCTTCATCGCAAGCTGCACGAGGTCGATCAGTTCCGTCCTGTCAAGCGCCATAAGCACCGCCCCCTTATATCACCTTTATCTCGCAGGTCAGCCCGTCTGGATGGGTGAAAAGAATCCCGTCCTCCGTCTGCGTAAATTTATATTTTGCCACCACCCCCAGCTCATACATGGCGCTGACCTCGCCGCTGTTAGTGTTGATGGTTGCCTGCACGAGCCTCGGAGCCACGAAGGATTTTATGACGGCATCCACGGCCGCCGCTATGTCCGTGTTATCCTCCAGCGAGAGCGTCCCTACCGTAGTCGAAAGCTCCACCTTCGTTTTCCAAGGCTCAAGTATGTCCCGCTCAATTCGCACGATCCTCGTCTTTACGTCAATCCCCAGCTCCTCGTCTATCACCCGGACGGTATCGCCAAGGCCGTAATGCTCATGCCTGTATCTGTCCACGTCCTCAAGGTATATGACGGAGAGGTCATAGGAGTAATTCGGCTTTGCATAGTCCGCCACTCGGAGCTTTGCATAGGAAAGCACGTCCTCCGCTGCCGTGAAACTGCTGCAGTCGATGGAGCCTATCAGCACCTCGTCCGTGTAGGAATAATCTTCCACATAGGCAAAGCCGTTATTTATCGCGGAAAAAGTCAACCCGTCCTTTCCCGTGGCATAAAGCCTCGTGATAAGCGAGGACGTGTCTACTCTTCTGCTGATGCTTTTCATGTTCTTTTTGAAATGGAATACCACTCCATTGTCCGTGCCGGTCCTTCTTACCAAGTCCACGGTCTTTTCCACGGGATGGAATATAAGCTCCCCGTAAAATAAATCCGCTATAAGCTGCAACACAGCCAGCGGATTGTCCTTATCGCTTTCAAAGGACTTCGTGGTGGTAAAGACGCACTTCCCAATGTTCCAGTCCGTCCCCATCAGGGCGTATTCCATAGCCGCCTTTGCGGTCGATGTGTCAAAGACCGCAGCCGCCTTCCTCGCCGCCCTCGCAAGATCATAATATATATTTTCCGCATACACATGGGTGACCTTCGGCTTGCCATGCTCCTTGGAGTCCGTCACGGTCTTTATCTTGTAGACGTTCTCCCCAAGCCTTACCTCCGCCTGATTCTCTATGTGCTTCCTCTTTGCGTCCGTAAAGAATATATCAAAATCGAGGAAGCTCTCCGCATTTACCTCATCGGTCGCTATGATATTGAAAGCCCTCTGAAGTACCGCCACGGGAGAGCCGTCCTTATAAATGACCACAAGATTGTCTGCCTTCATGCGCCCTCCCTCCTACAGCCACCTGCTCCGTGCATAAATCTTAAGGGATGTGAAAGTCCCACCGCTTGCCCCCATCGATACGGAATTTGCCCCGACCTTCATGTAGGGGAACACGAGGCTCTCCATCTGCCCCAGAGCGTTTACCTCTGTTCCGTCCGATGCCGTAATCCAAGCCGTCATGTCATCCGTGTCGATATAGAGCGTCTCCGATGCCTTCAGCACGCCTTTGATGTTTACAGTCTCCCCGTTGACCGAGAACCACAGCTTCTCGCTCTGGCTTGACAGTTTCCCCTTTATCTCGAAAAGCGGATGCGACTCCACGTTCCCCTGCATACGGCTCATCGTCCCGGAGGACGTGAACACGGACACATCGTCCGTTGCTGCGTATGCGTATGGATCAGGGCAGAAAAACGAAAGATCGAACTTCCCTGTATTGCGAACCACCTTCTCAAAGGAAAGCGAGTCCCAGAGTCTTGCCTTATAAATCCTGCCCGGCTCCCTGTCGAGGATGAGGTTTTTCACTCCCTTGTCGGGATTCAGCCACGCCACGATCCTGTCCTTTAATCCGAGCAGCCCCGTGTCATTGTTCCCCGGAGGGATGAAGCAGGAAATATCAATCACCCTCTCCGATACCGTCTCACCGAAATCGAAGATGCCTTGCCGCCCCGCTATCTGCTCCGTGTTGTTGCGGAGGCTCGGTATCCTGTTCTCTATGTCCATCCGGGTGGCAATCCCCATGTCTTTGGATGCCACCCCGTCAAATGTAAATCCCATAATGCCTCCTTAAATCGTGCCGACAGCCCTCCTGCCGTTCCGCATCAAGGTGTTCAGTTCCTGTGAAATCCTGCGGATGTCGTCATCGCTGCGGACCACCATCTCCTGTATCGTGATAGATGGTGCCGATGTATAAGAGCCATCCACCGTCTGCCCGTTCCCGGATGACACGTCACCGCTTACAGTCGCCGCCTCAATCGTAGGGCTGATGACCATATCCGATGCAAGCCCGTTCATGGCCTCGGAAACGAGGTGCTTGCTCTTGTCAATGCCATGTGCCAGACCTTTCATAAAATCGGGCATCCAGCTTTCATAATCCGTCAGCGGTCCCTCGTCCGGGACTGAAAAGTGCAGCACCGACTTGATGGCGTTCGCCACGGAGGTCACCGCATTCGACACCGCAGAAATACATGACTTGATGCCGTTCACGATTCCCATGATGAGGTCCTTGCCCCAGTTAAATGCCTGCGATGCGAGGTTCTTCACATACCCCACAGCCTTGTCAAAGCCGCCCTTGATGCTGTTATAAATCTGCCCCACGGTATTTGAGATGGCAGATTTCACATTGTTCCAGATATTTGTGACCGTGGTCTTTATGGCGTTCATCACCGAAGTGACCGCACTCTTTATCCCGTTCCATACGGATGTGACCACGGATTTTATGCCGTTTATGACAGTCGTCACGGCAGTCTTGATTCCATTCCACACCGTAGTGATGACCGTTTTTATGCCATTCATCACCGTGGAAATGGCTGTCTTTATGCCGTTCCAGACGGTAGATACCACGGTCTGGATTGCCGTAAGGACTGTGGAAACTGCTGTCTGTATCGCATTCCATATGGTCGTTATGACGGTCTGTATCCCCGTCATTACCGTGGAGATTGCCGTCTTTATGGTATTCCAAGCGTTAGTGGCCGTGGTCTTTATGTCTTCCCACAGCCCCACAAAGAAGTCACGGATTGCGCCGAACACGGTCTCCGCCAAGGTCTTGATTCCCTCCCATGCTGCGGAAAAGAAGGATTTTAATGCCTCCCACACGGCAATGGCAGTCTCCTTGATGTTCTCCCAAAGGTCGATCCAGAACTGACGGAAATCCTCATTCGTATTCCAAAGGTATATGAAAGCCGCCACCAGAGCCGTTATCGCCGCAATTATCAGCACGATGGGATTGGCGAGCATCGTGGTGTTAAGCGCCATCATTGCCGTCTTTACCGTGTTTATGACCCCTGCCAGTTTCGGCACGATAGTCATTATCGTTCCGACTGCGGACATGACCTTTCCCACAACAATCAGAACAGGACCGATGGCCGCCACAAGGAGTGCGATTGTCATGATGACCTGCTTCATCCCCGGAGACATCTTATTCAGGATATCCACGAAACCCTGTATGCCTGACACGATAGCCCGTACTGCCGGCATCAGCAGCTCCCCAAAGGAAATGGCAAGCTCCTCAAGCTGTGACTTTAGGATGGTAAGCTGCCCCGCGAGGTTATCCTGCATGGTCTCCGCCATCTCGGCAGACGCGCCGTCACAGTCCGCTATCGCCCCATTCAGCTTCTCGATATCCGCAGGAGCGGCGTTCATGATGGCAAGGAATCCGCTCATGGCATTCTTGCCCACAAGAGCCTCCGCATTCGCCGCCTGCTCTGACTCGGACATCTGCGAAAAGGCGCTCCGGCAGTCCCCAAGGATGTCATTTAATGACCGCATGGAGCCGTCCGCATTCGTGGTGGCGATAGTGGTCTCCCCGAAAGCCTTGCCCGTGAACTTCACATCGCTCGTGAGGTTGTTCATGATGGACCGCAGCGAGGTTCCTGCCTGCGAGGACTTTATCCCGGCATTTGCCATAAGGCCTATGGCCTCCGCCGTATCCTCCGCAGAGAACCCCAATGCCCCGGCGATAGGCGCGGCGTACTTGAATGTCTCGCCCATCATGGAAACATTCGTATTGGCATTACTTGATGCCGCCGCCAGAATATCCGCAAAATGCCCGCTGTCCTTTGCCGTAAGGCCGAAGGCGGTCAGGGCGTCCGTCACGATATCGGATGTGGTGGCAAGGTCCTCCCCGGACGCAGCCGCAAGGTTCATTACGCCATCAATGCCGTCCAGCATATCCTCTGTCTTCCAGCCTGCCATAGCCATGTAGTTCATGGCATCAGCCGCCTCGGATGCGGAGAACTTTGTCTTGGAGCCCATCTCCCTTGCCTTGTCGCGCAGGGCATCAAGGTCATCCCCGGTTGCCCCGGAAACAGCCGCCACCTTTGACATGGACGTGTCGAAATCCGCTGCGGTCTTTACGGCAGCCGTCCCAAGGGCAGCCACCCCGGCTGTAACGGGGAGCATCTTCTCCCCCGCCGCCGTGACGCTCTCGCCCATTGACTTTAACTTCTCGCCCTTTGCTGCGATGTTCTGGAGCGCCGTGCCGGACTCGTTCGCCTGCTGTTCAAGGCTCTTTAGTTTCTGCTCTGTCTCGACTATCTCCCTTTGGAGAGCGTCATACTGCTCCTGCGAGATTTCCCCGTTCGCAAGAGCCTGATTCGCCTGTTCCTGTGCCGTCTTTAAGGTTTCGAGCTTTTCCTTTGTTTCCCCCACGGCCTGCTGCAGGAGCTTGTTTTTCTGCGTGATAAGCTCCGTGTTGCCGGGATCGAGCTTCAGTAATTTATTGACATCACGGAGCTGGCTTTCCGTGCTTTTTATCTGGCTGTTGACTCCCTTTAAAGCGGTCTGTAATTTTGTGGTATCGCCCCCGATTTCGATGGTAATGCCTTTTATACGATTCAAATTTTCCGCCTCCCTTCAACAGACACATAAAAAGCCCGGTTGTCCGGGCATTAAAATAAGTCGTAATCTTTTTGTGTGGCTATTTCAGAATAGCCCTTGTATTCATCATTCCTGCTCTCTGCGTACATATCGTTTACCATTCCAATGGTCAGCAAATCCAACTCACTGATATGGATTCCAAGCTGTACGCAGCGGAGAAGGAATAACGGAGTCGTCATCGGTCTGTCAGTCGCTCGAAGTTTTTTTTAGACTGCACCTGCGTCTGCACATTTAGTCCCCATAGCTCTATGAGCTGCGGGAGAATCTGATAAATTGAAAAAGTGTTGAAATTATCAAGCCACTCCTCCGGCGTGTCCGGGATATTCGCATCAGCGTGTTTCGCCATGATGTACGCTATATTCTCGAACATCTCCAATGAGAAAAGGTCGAGGTCGGAATCCTCCGCATCCCCTTTCCCCACGGACTTTTCCAATGCAGCAAGGTCTTTGTAAATGTCCCTGTGGAACTTGATCCTGTAAATCCTCGGAATGGCGGCAGATGCCCTGAAAGGCACCTGCTTCCCGTCAATCTCTATGGTCTTTGTCATGCTCATTATTCGCTACCTCCCGTTGCAGCCGTGGGCAGATATACCTCCCTGTACCAGTTCTGGTAAATCTCATCCGTAGTGTCGTCCCCGGTCTTTGCCTTCACATAGCCGTTGGAAAGCGGGGATGCTGTAAGCGAGAGCGTTTCCGTCTGTACCTCCACCTCGTCCTCATTTGTCTGGGACTCAATGGACGGACGGCTCGCCGCACAGTTATAAAGGACATGGCGGATTTTCCGCACGTCCCCGTCAAACTCGAACAGCAATGCGAAATTCTCCGTCTCCACATTGGCATTCTCGATCAGCACCTTGTTGGTATCCAGCTCCTCCTTCAGCACGTCCGTCCTGAAAGACTCCGGCACCATCGCAAGCTCAAGGTCGCCCTCGTAGCCCATGTTGTTGCTGATGGTATAATAGGCATAACCGTCAGCATAGAAATTGCTCGGCTCGCCGTTGGCATCGAGCGACAGGGAAACCGCGCCCGGCATTGCCACGGGAGTGCCGAAAGATATCGTGCCGTCCGCAGCCACATTCTTTATGGCATAATGGACATTGCAGATATTGAACTTGACTTTATTCTTCTTGTTCGCCATTGTTCATTCCCTCCATTTCAAACTGATATAGGACTTCATACAGCTTCTCGCTCGAAATCCAAGTCTCCGACTTCTCATAAAAGATGCCGTGTTCGTCAAGCACAGCCTCCAATGCCCGCTCTGCAGCAGGGCTTTTCTCGTCCGTGTACAGTTCTATCCGCACCTCGTCTATCTTGAAATAGACCCTGCCGTCCGCAGCGAAGTTGTCGCTCCCCGGCAGGAGGTAGCAGATAAAGGGAGGATCGGGACCCTCTCCCTCCGCAAAATGGCTGTATGCGAAGGGCAGCCCCGTCTCCTCCATGATCCTTACAATCTCATCCATAACATCATCCTTTCAGAGCTTTTTCAATCTCTCGCTCCAATGTATCCACGGCTTTTTCCTCGGCAGGCGCGATGTGCGGCTTCCCGGCCACCCTGCCCCCGCCGCGCTTGGCGTGTCCGAACTCCAAGAGGTGGGCAAGCTGGTATCGGTTCCTCGAATACACCGTCACTTCGAGAGAATTGGCAGTCTCCTTCGTATTCTTCACAGCCCAGCTCTTTGCATAGGCTCCCGTGTCCTTCGGAGCGTTTTCGGAGATTTCCTTTTTCACGCTCTGCCCCGCCTTACGGACGGATTTTTTCAAATCTTCGGTCGCAAGGTCGGCATACTCGGTCAGCCCCTTCATGACCTCCTCGGCAAGCCTGTCAACCGGTATCGTGGATGCCATCGTCACCGCCTCACTTTCCTGCAGCGGAATTTCACGCTTTTGTGCTTGTAATTCATATGGTCAATGCCCGTGATATTATAAAGCTCCCCCTTAAACAGGATGCGGAATCCGTCCTCCGTCACGGCATCCACCTTATCGCAGAAACGGACAGAAAAAGAAACATCCGTGTTCTCAACGGTCATCCCGGCGACTTCCTTTTCCCCGGTACTCTTTCCATCCTCTCCGCCGATTGTCGCATAGCATGAAAAATAATCATCCCACACATTTTTGTGGTTTCCAATCTTATCCGTGGACACGGAGTTTTTCTGGAATATGATCCGCTGGTTCATTAAAGCTATATTCATCAGAATGCCGCCTTCCTTTCCCCGGAAAGCAGGGCTCTGAGGTCAAGCGTTAGCCGCAGGATGTCCGCCTCTTCCCGGTGTTCATAGAAAAATGCTACCGTGTACAGGACGGCTGTTCTTCCGTTCGGATAAGCCTCAAGGTCAGCCCTGTCATCCGTCCGCAGGATGTCCATGCATAACCGCTCAGCCGATGTGATGTAGTTTTCAATCAGGCCATCGTCCTCGTCATAATCGACCCGGAGATAGTTCTTCATCTCTTCCACGGATACAATCATCAGATACACCACCTTTCAAACGGCAGAAATACGACCGCCCTTTTGGGAGCGGCCATGCTGCCTGACTGCTTATGATCCGCTGGCTGCGGTCCCCTTCATTTTGAGGACCTTTACCGCCTCCGGCAGGATGAGCAGCCCGTCCACGCGCTCCTTCATCACATAGCCGATCATGCCGTTGCCTGCGAAAAGCTCTCTAAGTTCCTGCATGGAGCGTGTGCCACGGTCCCCGATGTTGTAATAGCTGTAGTCACCGAAGGAAAGCGCCGTGCTGCCTGCCTCCATCTCCGGCGCATAGGCGCTCGTATGGATGGGATAACCGAACAGTCTGTCAGGTTCCCCTGCAGTAAGGGCAGGCTGCCACATATAGGCGCCGTTGCCGTCCTTCAGCTTGCGGATCGCACCGAGAGTGGAATCGTTCGTGATGAAGGAAGCCTTCTTACGGTACGGACGCTTGAGCGAATACACAAGGTCGATAATCTCATCGGATGTGATGGCGTCCGCCTTTGCGGCGGTCACGCCTACCTGTGCGCCCTTCGTCGCATGGAAAAGGCCGAGAGGCTTGCCGTCCCCGTCACCGTTAAGGAATGCGTCCTCCTCGGCATTGGCCAGAGCCTTTCCAAACTGCGTGATGATGTAGTTCTCAAGGCCGAAGGCGTTATCATAGAGAAGCTCCTCCGTGATCTTGATTGCAACATGGAGCTTATGGGCATCCATCAGTTTCTGGTCGAAAGTCGCATCGGAAAACTGCAATGCCCCGCCCTCTTCAATCCAAGCAGCCGCCGGCTTTGTCGCCGCGATGTTTATCTTATGCTCCCCGGAAGTTGTAATCTTCGTGCCGAGCGACCGCATGATGTTCTCCTCGTCAAGCACATCAATGAGCCGTCTGTCGTACTCCTCCGGCACAAGGTATCCGCCGTCCGCATCCACGCCTTCCTGCAGGACATTTGATACCTGCCTGAAATTGGAGCGGAGCGCGGTCAGCATGGCCTTCCTGTACTCGTCAGACGCCCTCCCTGTCTTTCCTTCGTCAATCTTTGCGTTCGGCTTGGAAGTAAGAGGCTCATTGACAGGCTTTGCAAGCTCCGCCTCTCGCTCCTCCGCTCTCCTTGCGCGGTCGATTGCAGATGTCAAATCTGCAATCTCCTGCTCCATCTTCTCATAGGCCGCCGTGTCCTCTGCGGAGAGCGTACCGTTCTCCTTCTGATGGGAATCCACAAATGCCTTGGCACCTTCCCAAACCTGTGCCCTCTTTGCGATTAGTTCCTGTAACTTCATGGTTTTACCCTCCTGTTAAATGAATTTTCTGATAAAATTAAGGCGCTCGTTGATTTCGTCAACAGACCGCCCGGTTTCCAATGGTTCTTCAATTTTCGCCTGTTCCGTGACAGGCTCCTTCGGTGTGCAGTAGTGCTTTTCCAGTTTATTTAAGAGGATATTGTCGGATGCCTTTCTTGAGTACAATATTGCATCCGTTCTGACAGGTTTTTCCTCTTCGACCCGTTCCTCCTCCTCTGAATCAATCCACGCCCTTGCCACTATGTCATCAGCGAAACCCAGCTCCACCGCCTTGTTTGCATCCATCCAAGTCTCCGCATCCATGAGGTGCGAGAGCTTGGCACGGGGCATCCCGGTCTTTACCACATAAGCATTGATAATGGACTCCTTTACGGAATCCAGCATATCCATAGCTTTCTGCATTTCCGCATGGTCGCCAAATGCGATGGTGGCAGGATTATGGATCATAAGCATTGATACGGGAGACATCAGAACAGTATCCCCTGCCATCGCAATGACAGATGCCGCCGAGGCTGCAATCCCGTCAATCTTGACGGTCACATTGCCCTTATAGTTAGAGAGCATATTGTAAATCTGTGCAGCCGCCACGCAGTCGCCGCCGGGACTGTTGATCCACACCGTGATGTTCCCGTCCCCGGCATTTAGTTCATCCCTGAACATCTGCGGAGTGACATCATCGTCAAACCAGCTATCTTCTGCGATGGTTCCGTTCAGTTCGAGAATCCTCTCCAGAGTCTCCTCGTTCCTCACTTTCTTCCAGTTCCAGAACTTCTTCATCGGACTCTTCCTCCTTTCCGTCCGTACCGCCGGCAAACAACCCGGCATCTTCAAGTTTCGTCATGTTTCCGTTTATGAGGTAAAGGTCGCCTCCCGCATCCTCCGGGATGCGGTCGAGGTTCTCCAGTTCCCTGATATCGTTTGCGGACATCCAGCCGTTCTGCCTTCCAATGGCATAGCCCTGCATCCGGCTTTGGTAGTCACCGCGCAGCAATCCGTCTACATTGAATTTGATAAAATATGTCTTTTTCTCATCGTCCGAAAGGAGCGATCGAACCATCGACTGCTCCCACCGGCACACCCAAGGATCAAGCGTGTACTTCACAAATTCCAAGGACTGCTGCTCTATATTGTTGAAGGAGCTTTTCTCCAAGTCCCCTATCATGTGCGGAGGCACACGGAAAATGCGGGCAATCTCATCAATCTGAAACTTCCTCGTTTCCAAAAACTGCGCCTCGTTCGGGGATATGGAAATCGGCGTGTACTTCATGCCCTCCTCCAGAACGGCCACCTTGTTTGCGTTATGGCTGCCTCCGAAGGTCTCCTGCCATGATTCCCTCACCTTGCTCGGATCCTTCAATGCCCCCGGATGTTCGAGGACACCGCTCGGAGCCGCACCGTTAGCAAAGAACTTGCTGCCGTATTCCTCTGTCGCTATCGCAAGCCCGATGGCGTTCTTTGCCATCGCAATCGGACTGTATCCCACAAGGCCGTCAAAGCCGAGTCCGGGGATATGAAGCACGTCCCTTGGCTGCAGCTTTACCGTGGAATCCCTGCTCTTCATGGTCTTGGCATCGTCGTTTGACACCATGTACTCATAATAAAGCCGTCCTTTCTCGTCACGATCCACCGTCATGCGGTCAGGCATCAGCGGATAAAGCCCTATGACTTCCCCTCTGCCATTCCTTATGATCTGTGCGTAGGCGTTCCCCCACAAGAGAAGGTGCGTCATAAGAGTCTCCCGGAAGACAAAGGATGTCATCTCGGAATTAGGCTCATCATGCAAAAGAAAATACAGCGGATGGTCCGCCGCCCGTTCCTTGCTCCCCTCGCCGGTGTACCGATAAAGCTGAAGCGGAAGGCTCGCTATCGCCTCCGACAATATGCGGACGCAGGAGTAGACAGCCGTCATCTGCATGGATGACCGCTCGTTTACCCGCTTTCCCGCCGTGCTGTTGCCCCAGAAAAAGCTGTATGCAGCCCCGCTCGTCCTGTCCTGCGGAGCGTCCCTTGAACGAAATATCCCGCTTAAAAATCCCATATGACCACCCCCTTCAAAATACAATCAACCCTCTCGTATCGTATACGCTCTCTCCTGTGTCAAGTCCGCATCGGATTGCCCGGTCAAGCCCCATAATGGCCGCCACGGCCCCGTCAATCTTCTCCGTTGACTTCTCCTTGTCAGCCTTGATGTTCCCGGCAGGATCGGTACGGATGAAGATGTTATCCATCATCCACCGCAGCACGGGATGCCCGCCGTGGGCAATCTTCTCCTCAAGCACCAGCTTATAAAGCTCCTTCGTAGGCGGGGACATATCCTTGAACCCCTGTCCGAAGGGGACCACGGTAAAACCCATGCCGTCAAGGTTCTGCACCATCTGCACCGCTCCCCATCGGTCAAAGGCAATCTCCCTTATATTGAAACGCTCTCCGAGCCTCTCTATAAACTGCTCGATGAACCCGTAATGGATGACATTCCCCTCCGTGGTCTGCAAAAAGCCCTGCCTCTCCCAGACATCATAGGGGACATGATCCCTTTTTACCCGGAGGTCAAGCGTCTCCTCCGGTACCCAGAAATAAGGCAGGATACAGTATTTGTCATCCTCGTCCTGCGGCGGAAATACCAAAACAAAAGCCGTGATGTCAGTCGTGGAGGATAAGTCCAGACCTCCATAACATACACGCCCCTCAAGAGCATCCTCATTCACGGGGAATGCACAGGCATCCCACTTGTCCATCGGCATCCAGCGGACAGCTTGCTTTACCCATTGGTTCAGCCGGAGCTGCCGGAAGCTGTTCTCTTCCCCCGGATTCTGCTTTGCGGATTCACAGGCCGCCACCACCTTCTCCATCTGTATCGTGTGTCCAAGGGACGGATTCGCCTTCTCCCATACCTTTGGATCAGTCCAGTCCTCGGACTCCGCCGCACCGTATATCACGGGATAGAATGTCGTGTCTATCTTTCTGCCCTCGATAATATCCAAGGCTTTCTGATGCAGCTCCCAGCAGATGCTCTGCTGGTCATTGCCCGCCGTGGTTATCAGGAAGTACAATGGCTGCTCCCTCGCATCCCCGGAGCCTTTTGTAAGGACATCATATAATTTGCGGTTCGGCTGGGCGTGTACCTCGTCAAGCACCAGTCCGCTGACGTTCAGGCCATGCTTTGTGCCGACCTCTGCGGACAGCACTTGGTAAAATCCGTTGTTTGTGTGGCAGACGATCCGCTTTGTCGCCCCCATGCACTTTGACCTGCGGTTCAGCGAAGGATTTAGTTTGACCATCTGCGCCGCCACGTCATGCACGATTGCCGCCTGTGCCCTGTCTGCCGCTGCCCCATAGACCTCCGGGGACTGCTCCCCGTCCGCAAATAAAAGGTATAATGCGATTGCTGCCGCAAGCTCACTCTTGCCATTCTTCTTGGGTATCTCGATGTATGCCGTGTTAAACTGGCGGTTCCCGTTTGGTTTCAGTATCCCGAATATATCCCGGATAATCCTCTCCTGCCACGGAAGGAGGATGAACGGCTTTCCCGCCCATTTCCCCTTCGTGTGACACAATTGCTCTATGAACAACACCGCGAAGTCGGCGGCATCCTTGTCGTAATGGGAATCCTCCCGCATGAACCGCGTCGGCTTGTAGTCCTTTAAATTTCCCATCCATATCATCCTCCTCAATAAAAAAAGACCTATAAGGTCTCCGTCAAAATCTATCTGTACGAGAGAAAGAGCCGAGGCTCTCTCTTTCCGTTGTTTCCGCTTTTTAGAACATTGCATCCAGCTTGTCGTACTCGGCTTTGAGCCTTTTGTATTCCTGTGCGATGCAGGTCCTTTTGAACCCGTTTTTTTCTGCCTTGCCCTGCCTCTGCAGGCTTTCAAGTTCTGCCGCCCTCTTTTCGAGGATTTCCCTTGCTGCCGAATCGTCCTCCACCATCTTTTCGATGTCTCTTTCAAACCTTGTCATCCCCGTGCCTCCTTATTTTGCTGTAAATGCATCCTCGCCGTTGATCATGGCGATGTAGGAAAGGTCTGCAGCTTCCAGTTCCTCAAGGAGCGCCTGTGCGTCTGCCATCTGCCTTGCCGCCTCCGAGAAATCCTCTGCGGTCATCTCGCCGCCCATCCGGCGGATGCTTGCGGTCACCTCAAGGTGTCCGAATGCCCGGAAGTTTTCAAAGGACTCGGTGTTCTTGTAGCCGTCATTCTTTTCCCAAATCTGCACGCTGACGTATTCGTTCTTTTTCTCGATGATCTTGACCTGCTTTCCGCAGCCGCCCTCGTAGGTTTCAAAGCCGTGGCTGTTCAGGATGGTTTCAAGTGTCCGGTATGCTCTCTCTGTTGCTTTCATTTTCGTTGCTCCTTTCGGTGTTTGCCTTGTTTTTTGTTATGTGTACATTACCGTCATGTCCGAAATATAGCAACGGTTATCTGCGCCATAATCTACACAAATATCCTGCTGTAGACCCCGGCGTGAATTGTGTAGTTTATTCAAGGAAATCGAAGATGTAATCTTCCTCCAGCCCGAACCTCTCTGCGAGGAAATCGCCAAGGTCGCCGTGTTCGTAGTCAAATTCCTCGCGGGCTTCCTTCAGTTCCCGCTCCGCTTCCCTTTTCGTCATGCCGTCCCGGCGCATCAGGACCCCCACAATCTCATTCATGACTGCCTCCTATACCTGCCACGCTCTGGTGGATGATTTCAAGAATCCGCTCCTGCTCATCCTTGGAAACGCCCATGCCTTCAAGTGCCTGCCTCGTCCCGCAGTCCGGGCAGATGGGAGTCGCATTGTCCTCCCTCGAAAGAGCCGGACGCTCGTGGTAAGTCCTGCCGCAAAGCGGACAGACCGCCGTGATCCTTCCTTCATGCTTTTTCATGTCGCACCTCCAATCCGCTGCGCTGCAATGCCCCAATCAGAAAATCCTCGTCAAAACCGAAACGCCTGTATCCCTCAAGGCAGGTCTCCACATAGGACCGTGTCGGGATTCCAAGTTGCCTGTCCTCGTGCATGATATAGACGAAGGCGGGCTTGTTTTTCCGCATCCGCTTTGTCACGATTCCCCGGTAGGAAATCTCCATCTCCTTCTTGTAGTAGAAGGTAGGAAACCCCTCGTAGCGGTCGAGTGCCGCCTCGTCACGCTCCCGTACCGCCCAGACTGCCACGGGGACCTCCGATCCCGTCTTAGGCTCGATGGTAAGGTAGGAGCCCGTCCTGCTCCCCTTAAAGAGAAGCTCGTAATCCGGAATGATGCCCGTCCCCATGATTTCCGCCGTAGGGCAGCGCCACCGCATCTGCTCCACGTTGAGGTTGCTGCCGTATGCCAAGTAATATCGTTTCATATCGCTTTCGCTCCTTTCCGAAGGCTTGCCCTTCTACCACCTTAAGACCGCTCTCGGCGGTCAGTCGGTGGGCAGTCATGGCCGTGTCCTTCAAGCGGCTGCGGCTCTCTGCTCCCTGCCGTGTCTGAAGGCTGTGTCCCCGGAAAGGTTCCTTGTCAGGAAATCCCGTGCCGTTGCGAATTCCTCCCCGATGAATCCAAGCCGCAGGAGCCAAGTCCTCATGGCGTATTTCGGATTCTCTTTCTGCTGTTCCTTCGGGCTTGCCGTCCGCACCTCCTTTGCCATCTGGCTAAGTGCAAGGCAAAGCTGAATGTAGCTCTTAAGCTGTCCGGCGTGAATGCCGTTCCGCTTTCCGTTCGCAGGCGCGTCGAATTGGAAAAGCCTGAACTCGATGGTCCCTTTCGTAAAGGTGGCGTGGAGGTTCAGCATATGGTACCTGCTGTCGTTGTAGTGCTGCGACCTTCCGTAGTTTGCGCCGTTCCCGTTGTACCAGATGTCCGCGAGCTGGCTCATGGTCTTTGGCTTTTTCCTGTTCAGTTCTGCGAGAAATGCCGGGTTTACCGTCCTGCAGTAGCGGCTCATCCTGCCCCTGTCGAGCTTTAAGGCATCCGCTATCAGGCTTTCGTGGCTCGCCATGATGTTTGCGAGGTTCCTCAAGCTCTGCGGCGTGTGTCCGTTCGCACCTATGTGGATGTGGACTCCGCATCCCCTTGTTGCATCGCTCTTCGCTCCGGCGTGCCGCAGCCTTCTGCAAATCTCCTGCAGGGTTTCAATATCCTCGTAGGTAAGGATTGGCGTGACCATCTCGCATTTTTCGCTGTCCGGTCCGCTGATGGAAACGTCCCTCTGGAATTTCCACTCCCTGCCCCGCGCGTCCCAAGCGCTCCAAGTGCAGTATCCGTTCCGTCCGGCTGTGTCCTCGTAGCGTCCCGTTCCGAAGAAGTCGGCGGCAATCTTCGCTGCCTTGCTCCTCGTGATGCTGTTCATCTCGACCTCGACCCCGATGGTCTGCTTTTTCATGTTCTCGATCTGGCTTTGTGTTTTTGCGTTCATGGTAAATCCTCCGTTTTTCCTTTATTTTCGGGCTTTCCCTGCCCTTCGGTAGTATGTACATTACCGTCTTTTGAAGGATATATCCACTCAATTCTGCGCCATAATCTATACAAAGATTCGGGCTGATAGTTCCGCAGGAATTGTGTATTTTATGCCCGCTCTGCCACCTTCCTTACGATGTCCTCGCCATAGACCACATTCAACCCGCTGCCGTTGTCCCACGATACGAGAAGGCTCGCCGTATCATCCACACCCTTCACGGTTCCATGCGTCCCGATAGGAGGAGCCTGCCCGTCATCCATTTTCACGAGCTCTATCCGTGTCCCCACAGGGTACTCCTTCCGTACCCTTTCGACAGTTTCGTGGTTTGGAAACTTCATTGCTCCGCACCTCCCTTCACACCGCTCTTGAAAGCGGATGAGCCGGTCAGATTGGCGAGCAGAATTTTTCGGTCAGTTTTGTACTCTGCCCCGATGAATCCAAGACGCAGGAGAAAACAGCGGAATGTGTATTTCTCATTGTCCACTTCCTTTTCCTTTGCCGTGACCCTCTTCTGCGTTACCGCCATGCTGCTGATCTTCTCCACCAGATGCGTGTATGCCTTTACCGAGTCGGGATCCGTGGCATGGAACCAAGGGAAGCTCACCCTCTCGTCCGAGACTTCAATCGGAAGCTCATCCGTCCCGACCGCCTTCTTCAGCAGAGTCTCCTTGCTCTCCACCAGCTTTTGCAGGTTGGAAAGCCCGTCCTCGGAAAAGTAATCCCTTGGCATCGCCACCGAAAGGCTGTCCCCGTCGGCCTCTGCGGCAGGCTCGCCTTTTGTTTCTTCCTCGGATTTTACAGGCTCGATTCCCGACCGTTCCAAATCCTGCAAAAGCTGGTCGATACCTTCCGGGAAATCAAGCTCGTCATATTCCAAGGCCCCGTCCCTCGTCACCGTGAACCTTCCGACCTCGTATGCCATGCTCGGCGCTCCGAGGTACTTTGAATACGTGTCAGTAAGGGCTGCGATTGCCTGCACAAGCTCCTTCCTCTCTGCTCCCGTCCTATTAAATTCTATTCTCATGTGCTGCCTCCTTTCAGGCTACTGTCGTAATGTTCCCGCCTCTTTCGGCGTGTACTATACATCACTCTAAAAGCCTGAAATAGCAAGTTTTTTGCAGTAAAAAAACTCACAACAAAAAAGCCGGAAACTGTGCATAGTAGACAATCCCCGAAAGCACAAAGACTACATTCGGCAAAGCGACCCCGTTGCCCCACATTTTATAAGCCGCCGAGTCCGAATACGGACTTTGCAGCCATTTTCTTACTTGGTTAGCGGTCTTCGGCTTTGTGGATTTTCCAAGAGCCTTCCTGTGCGTCTCGAAAATATCCATCCACCGTGCGACCTCCTCATCGGAAGGATTGTCCGATTCCAGACCATCGCACCACCAGTCAGGAAAACCCTGCAGTCTTGCGCACTCGACAGGCGTGAGCCTTCGTACTATGTAATAAGGCTCCTCGCTGACGGTAGGCGGATCCTTGAAATCGGATGCCACCAGCGTGTCGGTCACGGGCTCGTCTGTGAATTTCGTATGGTAGCTGTTCTTGCTGCTGTGGTAGACAGGATGCCCGACCGCATTCGGTCCCCTTGAGACCATCGTGGGCTCCAGCTCCTCGTCCACGGCAAAATTGAACCCTGCCTTTTCCCCGGAATTGAAAGCCGTGCGGTCAACCCCGTATGCCACTCCGTGCTGTTCCACGGTATTTAATGTGTACATTTTATCGGTTTCGGAATATCCGTCTCCCTTATGGCTCGGCCTGCTGCCGTTCCCCTCCAATGCCACGATGGGCATATTGTTACCGCTCGTCCCTGCGGCGGCATTCAATGTCTGCGAAACATCCCCCGTGGGATTGTTATTGTAGCGGTCAAAGCCCACCACGGCCACGCCGCCTTGGTTCCCGTCGGGAGGATTGCCGTCCGTGGAGAGCGTCCGGGATGTATCGGTCTCATACACATGGCCTCTCACCACCCTGCTCCCGGCAGATGTAAAACGAACATCGTAGCATTTCGAGTCCTTATCCACAATGGCAATGCCGCCCTGATTGCAGGTCGGGTTCCCTCCGTTGGCATCAAGGCACCTTGATGTTTCCGCCTCATAGAAACCGCTGTGCGGATTGTCGCTCATCATGGAGTGGCTGCTCTTTGAGCATACCCCATAGGCTTTCGGCTGGAACAATGTCTGGTCGTTGTGTGTGCCAAGCGTAGCTGACAGGTCTTCCTGCACTAATGCGCCTTTCCCTCCGCCCTCGCATCCGCTGCGGATTTTGAGAGTCTTCGGAGTCTGCACCACAAACGGCTGATTATTGCCGCCCATGCCATAGTTTGCCGTAACGGGCTGCGCCACATCGAGCGGTCCCCTGTACCGTGTATCCTGCGAGTGGTTCTCGAACATCATAGCCGCAGGAACCGTCCCAGCCCGGAGCGTGGGAGAAACCTCCTCTTCGTATCCGATGCCCCTTGCCTTTGCGGAATGTTCCGTGCAGAATCCCGCCGCCATCGGCTCCCCGTCCATCACGACAGGCGGATGGTGGCTTTCTGCCCGGAGCGTACAGGTCACGTCCTCCGTCACATCCATCCTCTCGCCGCCCTGATCGTTTAAGCAGATACAGCCTGCCTCTCCAGAGCCTTCCGCAAGACCTCCGGCAGCTCTTTGCCACGAGCGGAAGCCCTCCGCAGAATACCCAGACAGGCCTTCTGACTCAAATAATATGTCTCCGGCACTTCCCTCTGCAAAATCTGCGACAGCGTAGATTCGTTCCCTTCGCTGGGGGACACCCCAATACTGAGCGTCGAATAGCCGCCATGCAACAGAAAACGACTCTCCCAGAATGCATCCCGCGTTTTTCCATTTGTCGCATCGAGGAACAGAAAAGTCCGGTTCCCTGACCCTGCAGAACTCTTGGAGGACCGCCCGGAAGTCTTCGCCCTTGTTCGAGGAGAAGGCTCCTTTGACGTTCTCCCATACTGCGTATCTTGGATATTTTCCATCGGTTGCACACCTCATTTCCTTTATGATCCGTATTGCCTCATAAAAAAGACTGGAGCGCGATCCGTCCAGTCCTTCCCTCCTTCCGGCGATGCTCATGTCTTGGCACGGGCTGCCGAAAGTGATTATATCGACAGGCGGGATATCCCCGCCGTTTATTTTGCTGATATCGCCTAACTGCTGCACCTGCGGCATCCGCTTTTCCGTCACCCTCACGGGGAACGGCTCGATTTCCGCAGACCACACGGGCTGTATCCCGGCTATCATGCCACCGAGCGGAAATCCCCCGGAGCCGTCAAAGAGGCTGCCGAGCGTAAGTGTATTATTCTCCATCGGCATCCTCCTCCGGCTTTGGTACATCGGCATAGGGGATTTTCTCCCCGTCACGCTCCACGAAAACATCGGAAGCGTCCCCATCCTTGAAAGCCTTATATCTTTCAACAGCAACGTCTACGAACTTAGGCTCATATTCGACACCGAGACACACGCGGTCTAACTGCTCACAGGCTATCATAGTGGATGCGGATCCCAAGAACCCGTCCAGCACCACCCCGTTGGTCTGCGTACTCTGCTTTAAGAGGTATGCAAGCATGGGTACCGGCTTTGAACTCGGATGCCCGTATCCGTCCTCCTTGCTGTTTTTGATACCGTCAAAGTCAAAGACCGCCGTCTGTTTCTGGTCACCGAACCATTTATGTTTTCCATCTTTCCGCCACCCGAAGATGATGGGCTCCATGTTGAACTTCCAGTCTGTGCGCATGAGCGGAGCCCGTGGCTTGCGCCAGATGAGTCCGGCTCCGACCTTGAACCCTGCGTCCTCATAAGCGTCATAAAAAATGCGGGCCTTCATGGTCGCATAAAACACATAAATGCTCGCATCCTTCGCCATCGCATCATGGAAGTTATCAAATGCCTTCTTCAGAAACTCGTAGGCGTCCTTGTCGCTTAAGTCATCATTCTTTATTTTCCCGGATGCGCTGTCCAGATTTACCATGTAAGGCGGATCGGTCAGCACGAGGTTTACCTGCGTATCATCGCCGAGCAGCCTCTTAAATGTATCGCGGTCTGTGCTGTCACCGCATATCACCTTATGCCGCCCGATGTGCCAGATGTCCCCGGCTTTGGAAAAGGTGGGCTTTGCAAGCTCCCCGTCCACATCGAAGCCGTCCTCCCCTGCATCATCGTCCGTTGCGAAAAGGTCCGCAATCTCATCCTCGTCAAATCCCGTCATTGAAATGTCAAAGTCCATGCCCTGCAGGGCTTCCAACTCCACCCGGAGCAGGTCATCGTCCCAGCCCGCATCAAGAGCCATACGGTTATCGGCAAGGATGTACGCTTTTTTCTGTGCCTCGGTCATCTCGTCAACGAATACGCACGGCACCTCCGTGTATCCCTCGGCCTTGGCTCCCTCAAGCCTGCCGTGTCCGGCAAGGACGTTATATTCCCTGTCAATGATGAGCGGATTCACGAAACCGAACTCCCGGAGCGATGCCCGGAGCTTGTTGACCTGTTCCGGCGAGTGCGTCCTCGCATTGTTGATGTACGGTATCAGCTTATCGACCGATACCATCTTCATTTCCGTACTTGTAGTTTTTCCCATTTCAGTTCCCCTTTCTCGCCCGGAGCAAAAGCTCCATCACGTCATCCTGCGGGCTTCCGTCAAACTCCGTAGATGCGTTTTCCTTAACGATCTGGTATATCTCGTTCCAGATGACATTCGTCTGGCGCATATAGTCCTGCGCCATCTTCACATACGGAGAGGCAATGCCGGCTCCCGTCGTGGGATGCTTTGCGATATACCCGAACCTCGATATGGTCTGTTCGCAGTGTATCCACCGCCCGACCGACATCGCATACTGCTCCACGAGCTGCCGGGAAACTATGGTCTCGCACTTTCTGGCCTGCAGCCACCTGTATGTCTCCTCGTAGATTTCCTTTGAGCAGAGCGTGGTCCCATCCCTCTGCTCCTCCGTCAGAAAATCCCGGACAGGAGGAACCTCTGCGGATTCCAGTTCTGCCGGGACCATCATCACCTCGGCCTTGCGGCCTTCCTGTATCTTCTCCGTCAGGGGTTTTGGCTTCCGACCCGCACCCGGTCTGGCGCCGCCCCTCCGGGTACCGTCCTTTGCCATTTGATTTCTCCCTTCAATGTTTGATTTCCAATTGAAAAAACCGTGCTTTTTTCAAACACGGTAACACGCCGCATTTATTGTAGGAACAGGAATCGCCCGTCCGGGCAATACCCCGTTTGAAAACCGATTTTTCCACGCGCGACCCCCCGCCCGTTCCTGCGACTTTGGGCTTTTAGAGATTTCGACCGCCCCTCCCCCTCGGTAAAGTCTGTTTGATTTCGTTTGATTCTTTTTCAAACAGAAATCAAAAACTTTCAAAGGATTCAAGAACCATTCTTGTTTGGATTGTACTCGTGGGGGAGGCTCTTCCATCTGTCTCCGCGCCTTGCATGGATCTGTGCGTGACATGACCTGCAAAGACTCATGAGGTTCTCCCCGCTGTGGTCGCCGCCCTCTTCCAAGGGCTTGATGTGGTGGACGTGTTCCACGGGCGTAAGTACTCCCCGTTTGTAGCACTCCTCACAGAAAGGATGCTGTGCAGCATATCTCTTCCTCGCCCGTTCCCAATCAGCACCGTAGCGTACCCTTGGTTTATATCTGCGCCCGTACTTCTCATATTGGGCGTTCGCTTTCTTTTCGTGCTCCTCACAGAACCGGCCGTCCGTAAGGTTCGGACAGCCGGGGAAGGAACACGGCCGCTTTGGCTTGTATGGCATAGCGGTCCCCCCTTTACGGAAGGGGATCGCCCGGTGAAAGGACGCGGCCGTTCGACACCGATATGTATCCGCTCCCTGCCTCCGTCCCGTCTATGGCCTTGTGGGACAGGAAGATAAACTCGCCCTTTTTCCCAAGCAGCTTCTTGACATAACAGTGCCACCTGTGGTAGCCGCTGCCGTCGCTGAGCCGCTTGCATTGGTACAGGGAACCCGCCCCGTAAGAATTCGCGCCGCTTTTGACGCAGGTCTTGTAATTGCTTCCTAACCCCTTTGTCGTACTGACATCCCATGAAACCGCCATAATAAAAACCTCCTTTGCATGGGAAAAGCCCCGGTTGACGGATGTCACCGAGGCTTCTCATTATTTTTTGCTGATTCTACCATACCAAAAATATTTAACTGTCATCAACTCTCATAGGCTCTCATTTTTGCCAGATTCAGATTTTTTCCGTGTTTTTCTTCAAAATGCTGCAAGGCCGCATTGTGCTTCCGCATGACTGTGGCTTCCGACTGGATGAACTTGTCCTCGATTTCCTCCCACTTCATCATTGCGATATACCGCATCATAAGGATAATGACGTCATCGTGTTCCTCTAATTGCTGTATCTCTTCGGCAATCTTAATCTTTAGGTCAGCAAGGGCGTCAATATTTGCCGTTATCCGCCTTTCCAGCTCATCGGCATTTTCGATGCACTTCTCATAAGGCGCGTGGGTATTCCGGTTCGGATTATTCTTTTCTCCTGCCGAATCAACGGAAAGGGAAGTCGCAAGCGACAGCCATGTATCCTTTTCCAAGATGTCCTTACGGATAACCTCGTCCATGTCCCTTATCTGGCTCAGATATTCCTTTGCGTTCATGGCTCCTCCGCCTCCTTTCTCAAACCTTCAAGAATTTTATCCGCAGGCACTTCGGTTAATGTCCTGTACCAGTCTGACCCAAAAAACGACTCAATCTCCGCTATCTGCGCCGCCGCCTTTTTGCTCCCCGGATTTTTCCGCTTCAGCTTCAACGCCGCCCTGTAATCCTTCGCCGCAAGGATGATGATCCCGTTGGCGAGCCTCTGACAGCCCTCATCGTCAAATCTCTCCATAGGCAGTCCCTCCTAATATTGTGCTTTCACGGCCTCGATAAGCGCCGCCTGTGTCATCTGCCCGTCTGACAGGGCTTTCATGATCCGCTCGTCAATGGTCCCCTTTGTGACGATGTGGATGACCGACACGGTCTTGGACGTTTGTCCCTGCCTCCAAAGCCTCGCTACCACCTGCTGGTAAAGCTCCACGGAATAAAAATTAGAAAACACCACCATCGTGTGTGCCCCGCTGCCCTGCAGGTTCAGCCCATGTCCCATGCTCATTGGATGTCCGAGGCAGACTGGGATTTCTCCCCGGTTCCACTTTTCAATGCTCTCATCCGATTCAAGAAACTCGAATGGCACCTTTTTCTCGGAAAGCCTCTGTGCTATCCGCTCCTTATCTGATTTGAACCAGTACACCACCATGACAGGACCCGACACAAGCGCCGCCTCCAAGATATCCTCCAATGCGTCCAGCTTTTTCTGATGTACCTCTGCCGTGGTCCCGTCATCGAGATATACCGCTCCGCTGGCAAGCTGTATCAGCTTATTGCTTAATGCGGCTGCATTTCCCGCCGTGACCTCACCCTCGTCGGTCTGAAGGATAAGTTCCTCCTTCATTTCGTCATAAGCCTTCCGCTCCTTCTCATCCAGATAAACGGGATACTCCGTTGTCATAAGCTCCGGCATATCCAGATGGTCTGCCGCCGTAAAGGAGACCGTGATGTCCTTTATCTTTTCGTTTATCTGTTCCTCCGCCCCCGGCAGCAGCCCGTAGCTGTACACGATCTGCCCGTTGGTGGCAAGCGGACGGAAATACCATGTGCGGTACTGCCCGATGAACCGTCCGAGGCGCTCCCCCATGTCCAGCACCTTGAACTCCCCGAAAAGGTCCATGTATCCTCCGCTGCCCGTAGGCGTACCGGTCAATCCGACTATCCTCTCTATCTGCGGCCTGACCTTCATCAGGGACTTGAACCTCTTTGACTGCCAGTTCTTGAAACTGCTTAATTCATCAAGGACTACCATGCTGTAGCAGAAGGGCATCCCGCTTTTCTCGATGAGCCATGTCAGGCAGTCCCGGCCGATGATATAAATATCCGCATCCTTTTTCAGCGCCGCCGTCCTCTGCTTTGCCGTCCCCACCACGACGCTGTATGTCAGCTTTCCTGAAAAGAATTTTTCTATCTCTCCCGGCCATGAGAACTTTGCAACACGGAGAGGTGCCACAATCAGCACTTTCCCGATTTCAAAGCGGTCATACATGAGCTGCCAGATGGCATCAAGCGTCAGGGCTGTCTTGCCCATTCCGCAGTCGAGGAATACCGCCGCTATAAGATGTTCTAGGATGAACCGTGTGGCATATTCCTGATATTTGTGTGGTTTATACTGCATTTATCTCCCTCCATGTGATTGTCCCAATCTCGCCCGCCACATTCGACAGGGCTTTCCGGTCAATCTCCCTTTCCGATATCAGACACGCCTGTTTTTCCGAAAGCTCACGCAGCCTTTGCATGACCTCTTTGTGGTGTGCCTTCGCTCCGTCAAGGCAGGACTCCATCTCCTCCATCTCGTCCCTCCCATATTCTATTTCCATGTCCATGATGAACTCCTCCAGCCACCGCCTTGCGTCCATGCCCATGTATTCATCCACCAGCCAAAGGAAATCATCCTGCGAAAATACCGTCTGGACATTGCCGTCCCAAAGCGTCAACATATCAGCCATCCGTGCCTCCTATCTCATCAAGGACCATTCCGATCTGCTCCTCCCCGTCAATGATGTACACCTTATATCCGAGACTGCGCAGCAGCCGATGGCGTGACCTCTGGATTGGCCGGGCTTTTTTGCCGGGAGCCTTCACCTCCACGAAAGCGAACCTGCCCTGTGGCATCAGCACTATCCTGTCCGGTACCCCGTCAAATCCGGGGGATGTCCACTTCGGACAGATTCCCCCGCGCCGCTTTGTCTCATCAACAAGTTTCTTCTCAATATCCCTTTCTCTCATAAATGCCTCCAAACGCTGTATTTAAGCCAAAGTGTACGATTTTGACAGTCGCAGCATAAACTTTCCTTATAGGGTAAAAATCCGTAATTTTCTGCCCTAAAGGGGGTTTATATATAGACCGTCAAAATCGTACACTGACCAAAAATCAGAAAATCAAATAGTTACGATGTGACTGTCAAAAATAATCATCACTCGAACATCGATGAGTCATCATCGGCGAGCCGGATACCGAGAATAAACCGTCCACTGCTCCTTCTCCTTCGCTCGAACCCACGGTATTCTGCCTCGTTGTAGAATTCCGTGGTACTTCTCGCAAAATCTCCTACCCTCGCACAATAGGCACGATAGGCAGAATAGAAGTCTCCCGACTTCTCATAATATCCATCACCGACCTCGCAGCACTCCTCAATGAAGTGCGAAAACCAGTCCGAGTCTTTCTTGTACTTGTCGATAGCCTCCTGAACCTCCGCCGGAACATCCAACTGAAAGTCAGCATCATATGCCTTCTTTGCTCCTTCAACCAGCCATTTCAGGATATATCCGCCCGCATGGTCAACAAGGTATTCCGTGTAGTTCTTTTTATCTGATTTTCCGAGGAACCTCATCCTAAACGGTATGACCACGATGCGCCTCCAGAGTCCGTCATCCGTAGCCGATGTCTTTGGCAGGTGGTTCGTAAAAAGCACCACGGAATGCGACGGAACGAAGTCAAACGGATCCTTGTACTTCTTCTCACCCCGGATGCGGTCGGTGCTGCAGATCTGCTTTATGATGGACGTGGAAAGCCTCATTCCTTCCTCCAGCTCTCCCGCCAAAAGGAAACGCTTACCCTTAAGCTCCGCTATCTCCGGCTTGGGATTCCTGCGGCAGTTTGTCGTAAGGATATCCGCAGATATTGTGCCGGCATAGTTTCCAAGCACGCCCGCTATGGAATTGAAAATAGTACTCTTGCCGTTTCTGCCGCCCCCATGCGCAATCATTAAGCGCTCATTTTCTACCCTGCCGAAAATATCCTCTCCAAGGCTCGTCTGCGTGTACTCCACGACATCCGTCATCCCTCCAAAAGTTCTGTCAAGCTGATCCTCCCATAGTTCCTGTCCCACATCCGAAGGCGCGAAAGCCGTAATCTTCGTTATTAGGTCCCTCGGATCATGCGGACGCAGACTCGAAAGACCCTCGCGCAAATCCAATGTCCCTGCAGGCGTATTGAGCAGGAACGGATCGGCATCCAATGAATCCACGGGAACCTCTAACATGGGCTTTGCCGCCTGCAATGTGCTGGTAACATACTTCATATCCCTGCGTTTCATGACAAAAGCGAAATATGCCCTCGCCTCAAGATACTCCTCAAAAAGAGCCATCTGTTCATCCGTAAAGTCCTTGATGTCGCGCTTGCCCCCGGCTTCGACAGCCACCTCGTCTGCACCCGCATCAATGACAGCCTTTTTCTTTTCCGCGCACAGGATCATGGCATCCGCAAGCTGTAAGTCCAGAAACTCCTCCATCGCACCCACGGCCTGCTGCTTGCTTTCGTTCCACACCCTGCCGTCAAAGCGTAGGTAATCCGTGGCTACCGTAAATACAAGCTCGTCCCCGTATTCCCTCACGAGGACTTTCGCCTCACCGATGTCGGAGTAGTCTCCCGGCTTCAAATATCCCGGCTGCTTGGACGGATCGTTATAATCGGCAGGAGCAATATATCCGTCCTGCGATGACACTTTTTCCCGAAAGAATTTAACAGCGGAATTCCATATGGTCTTAAGCTCCGAGTCCGAAAGCGGACTCTCGCATTTCGTGGACTCATCCAAGAAAATCTGGTATGCCCTTTCGCACTCCCCATAGCGTTTTAAGACCCTGCCCGCAAACCTTGAGAGCGTCTGGTTCCTCTGCCCGTTCGGTATCACGCCCATAGGCTTGTCAGGGAGCAGGCTCTCTAAGTCATCATCTTCTGCCGCCACATCGACCACCTCGTCAATGGTCAGCCAGCCGTCCTGCCAGAATACGTCCCCCACGTCATTATCCGAACCGAACGCAAACCTTGTGGCATCAAGGGCATTGTCGTCAAAGAACGGATACTTTGCCTGTATGGCGGTCTTCAGCTTTGCCACCCAGTCCTTGTCTGTCGTCTCCGGGATGGGAAATATATAGTGGTCCTTCGGCCTGGCCGCTTTTCCCTTTTTGACCTTCATGTTGTTACGGCTGTGTACCGCTGCGAAAGCGATGTCCGGGTTTTCTTCGGAGAACTTCTCCGGCGTGATCCACCCGCCCTCATCCTCGGTATGGTCATTGTCGCAGTCCATCATGATGCAGTCGCACCCTAAAAAGTTGTCCCCGTTGCGGTAACTGTTCTTATACCGCCCACATACATTGTCGTATGCGGCGGCCTTTGCCAGCTTCTCCGCCGTGTCAATCTCCGCCCTGTGCGGATACAGGCAGTTGGATGCCACTCCCGTGACATCCGCAAAATAAAGATTAAACTTCATCCTCTTCTCCTTCCTTATCCGTGCTGTGTGTCGCTGCGTAAGCCTCGCACTCTGCATTGATCTGCTCCATGCTGGCTTCCTTGTTGCTCTTGTAGAATGGGCAGCCCCGCCCTCCGAAGTCGTTATCCTTTAGGCTGACACACCTGCCCTCCTTGTTTGCGAAACAATCCCTGTCGCACTTTGCTACCTTTGCCATAATCAAACCTCCTCACAATCCGTTGTGAACCTCCTTATAGGAAGCCCTATCCTCTCTGCCTCCTCTATCTCCATCCGCATCCCGGCTGTCGGCTCTCCGAAAGCCCATAGCTCGTCACACCGCCTTAATAAGGAAATGTCTATCGCCATCGCCATGTCCCTGCCCGTCTCCTCCGATATGACCCCGTGCAGGTTCAGTATGGGATTCAGCGGGCAGGCTCCCTGCTCCGCCACGAATGCGCTGTACCCTTTTGTCTTTTCCACATTGCCATCGATGTCCCCTGACAATGCCGATGCCACATAGACCACCGGCCTCGCTCTCTTTTTCATAGGCTGCCGCCCCCTTCCGTTAATTTGTTTTTATCGGTTCCAAAAGGGAGCGGATATTTTTCCGCAAAATTTCCGCCCGAAATCAAAAAAAAAATTTTTCTTTCCTTTTAAATGCTAAAAACCGAATCCGGCCTCAAAAAATTTTTTTAAGAAAAATCGGAAATTTCACGGAAAAGTATCCGCCTACTCATGAAGGCAAAGAGGACAGCCCCAGAAAGGAGGAACCAAGATGGCAGACGAGCAGAAAAGAATGGACGGCGAGACTGAAGAACTCCGGGACATACTTCTCGCAATATCAGTCGTCGCCAAGCGCCTCGCTACGAAACTGGAAAACAGACAATTACAGGAGGAAGCGAATGAATGCAAAAAACAAGAATGAGTTAGCGAATGTGCTGAATGACGGTATCGAGATTTTTACCGATGTGATGGGAATCGCAGACCTGATCTCGAAATCAGCGAGGACGGCCGTGCGGATCATCGGAGCAGTCCGTACCATATTTGACATCCCGGACGAGGCGGTGCCTTTCCCGGAAGAGCCGAAGAAGGCTGCCGCTCCTAAAAAGAAGAAACCCGCTCCAAAGCCGGAGCCCGTGGCAGAACCTGAACCTGAACCGGAGGAAGCTCCCGCCGAAAAGGAATACAGCAAGGCGGAAGTCCGCAAATACCTCGCGGGCGTGGCCGAAGGGCATCGGGCAGAGATAAAGGCTCTCCTTACGAAATACGGTGCGGACAACCTGACGCAGCTTGACCCGACACACTATGCCGCCATCATGGCGGATGCGGAGGAGATTGCGGATGCCTGACGTACACGCTTTTCTCTCCGCGTCATCCGCCCACAGGTGGATGGCCTGCACAAGAAGCCCGGCAATGTGCGCCGATATTCAGGAGCGGGCTTCTCCTTACGCAAAAGAAGGGACGGACGCACACAGCCTGTGTGAACACAAAGTCCTGACCGCCCTTGGAAGGGAGTCCCCCGACCCGACGGAGAACCTTGACTACTATGACGCGGAAATGGAGGACTGCTCCGAGGAATACAGGAATTTCGTAATGGAGCAGGTCACGGATGCAAAGAAACATTGCAGCGACCCCCTCATCCTCGTGGAGCAGAGGCTTGACTTTTCCAAATGGGTACCGGAGGCGTTCGGCACGGGAGACTGTGTCATAGTTGCGGACGATATGCTGACCATCGTGGATTTCAAATACGGCGTGGGCGTCTTGGTAGATGCCGAGGACAACCCCCAGATGCGGTGCTACGCATTGGGAGCGCTCGATACCTTTGGAAGCCTCTACGACATAAAGACCATACGGATGTGCATTTTCCAGCCGAGGCGAGATAATGTCTCCGTCAGCGAAATCTCCGTGGATGACCTGCTTTCATGGGCATCGGAGGAACTCGCGCCAAAGGCGCAGCTTGCCTACAAAGGCGAAGGCGACCTTGTCGCAGGGGACCATTGCATCTTCTGCGCCGCCAAAGCCGTATGCAGGGCAAGGGCTGACTATAACCTTGAGCTTGCGAGATACCATCTGGAGGAGCCTGACAAGCTGGAGGATGCTGAAATCGCAGCCATACTGCCCCGCATTGACAGCCTTATCGCATGGGCATCAGACGTAAAGGACTACGCCTTGGCAAAGGCACTTGCAGGCACGAAGTTCCGGGGATACAAGGTGGTCGAGGGAAGATCGGTGCGCAAATACACCGATGAGGATGCGGTCGCAAAGGCCGTAAAGAAGGCGGGCTATGACCCGTATGAACAGAAACTGCTGGGAATCACGGCAATGACAAAGCTGCTCGGTAAAAAGAAGTTTTCGGACCTGTTGGACGGTCTTGTCTACAAGCCGCCCGGAAAGCCGGTGCTTACTACCGAAGATGACAAACGCCCGGAGATGAACAGCATTGATGAAGTGTTTAGTGACGATTAAGGCAAAAAGGAGGATTTTATTATGCCAAGTTCAACAAGATGCACGGTGCCTATCAGGGCATCCTATTGTAACCTTAACCAGCCGAGGGCATTCGGCGACAACCCCGCAAAGTACAGCGTGAGCGCCATCTTGGACAAGGGCAATGTTACCGCCCTCGCAAAGATTGAGGCCGCCATGCACGCCGCCTACGAGGAAGGGCTGCCCATCCTGCAGGGAAAGAGCCGTACCGCTCCCTCCTACGAGGAAGTGACAAAAGCGGGCCCCCTACACGACGGGGATGAGAAGTCAGACGGCGATCCGGCTTACAAAAATGCGTACTACCTTAACGCAAAGAACAACCGCAAGCCCATCATCGTGGATTCCAATAAGAATGAGATCATCGATCCCAGCGAGATATACAGCGGTGTATACGGCAAGGCCGCCCTTTCATTCTTCGCATTCAACAAGAACGGGAACCGCGGGATCAGCGTGAGCATCGAGGCTTTCATGAAAACGAAGGATGGCGAGCCCCTCGGCTCCACCGTCAATATCGATGAGGCTTTTGCCGATGACGATGATGACGACTTCCTCGCTTGACGCAGCATAGCAATTTCAGTACGGGGACGGCAGGGATAACCCCCTGCCGTCCTTTTTCAAAGGATGTGATACGATGCATGACATTTATATCGATATTGAGACTTATAGCTCCGTCAGCCTGAAAGACTGCGGAGTGTATAAATACAGCGAGTCCCCGGATGCGGAGCTTCTCCTGTTCGGATATTCCGTTGACGGCAGCCCCGTCACGGTCATAGACTTGGCAAATGGGGAGGCTATCCCGGATGGCATATTATCCGCCCTGTCCGACCCGAATATAACCAAGTGGGCTCACAATGCGGCGTTCGAGCGGATATTCCTCTCCGTCTGGCTGCACCGGAACTATCCCGTGTATTTTAAAGGCTATGGCGGCAGCGGGGATACGACGGCGGATTACCTGTGTCCCCGGTCGTGGAAATGCTCCATGACGAGGTCAGCCTATATGGGACTCCCGCTTCCCTTGGAACAGGCCGGAGCCGTCCTGAAGCTCTCCGAACAGAAACTGACCGAAGGAAAGGACCTCGTCAGATATTTCTGTACACCGTGCAAGCCTACCACGGTAAACGGAAACCGTACACGGAACCTCCCGCGGCATGCCCCGGATAAATGGGAGCGGTTTGCAGCGTATAACAAAAGGGATGTAGAGGCGGAAATGGGCATAATAGAAAAGCTGCAGCGGTTCCCCGTGCCGGATAATATCTGGGAGGAATACTGGCTGTCAGAGCAGATAAACGACAGGGGCATCCTCGTGGATGACACCCTCGCCGTCAATGCCATAGAGATAGACAAGCAGGTGCGCGACCGCCTGATTGCGAAAATGAAAAAGCTGACCGGCTTGGAGAACCCCAACTCGAATGTACAGATAAAGGACTGGCTTTCAGAAAAGGGTATCGAAACGGAATCCGTTGATAAAAAGGCTGTGATAGAACTCTTAAAGACCGCCCCGGATGATGTGGCGGAGGTGCTGACGCTCCGCCAGAAAACATCACGGTCAAGCGTAAAGAAATATGAAAAAATGATAATGACGAGGTGTGCCGATGGGAGAATCCGCGGGCTCTATATGTTCTACGGTGCCAACCGCACGGGACGCTGGGCAGGGAGATTCGTGCAGATGCAGAACCTCCGGCAGAACCACCTCCCCGACCTGTCCGAAGCCCGGACGCTCGTCAGAAACGGGGACATGGACACCCTTGAGCTGCTTTACGATGACATCGCGGACGTATTGTCGCAGCTCATCCGAACAGCTTTTATCCCAAAGCAAGGCTACAGATTTATCGTGAGCGACTTCTCCGCCGTGGAGGCGCGTGTATTAAGCTATGTCGCTAACGAAAAGTGGCGCATTGACGTTTTCCGCAAAGGGGAAGACATCTACTGTAAATCGGCCGCCAAAATGTTCAACTGTGTCGTGGAAAAGCATGGCGAGAACGCCCACCTCCGGCAAAAAGGCAAAATCGCAGAGTTGGCACTCGGATACGGCGGTTCGGTCGGCGCCTTGAAATCTATGGGAGCCCTTGAACAGGGCTTGGAGGAATCCGAGCTTCAGCCCCTTGTGGACTTATGGCGGCAGTCGAATCCAAACATCACGCAGTTATGGTGGGACATAGACAAGGCCGTAAAGGATACCATCCGGCTCCGAACCACCAATAAGACGCACGGCCTGACCTTCGTATACCAGAGCGGGATGCTTTTCATGGTTCTACCGTCCGGAAGGCGCCTGTGCTATGTTAAGCCCCGGATAGAGCCGAATGATTATGGCGGGGAATCTGTCACATACATGGGTACAGATTCATCAAAGAAGTGGTCGAGGCTCGAAAGCTATGGTCCCAAATTCTGTGAGAATGCCATCCAAGCCATCTCCCGCGACCTTTTGGCAGAGGCAATGAAACGGCTCTCCGGCTCCCTGATCTGCGGCCATGTGCATGATGAGCTGATCATCGAGGCCGCTCCCGGTGTTTCAGTAGATTCCCTTTGTTTTGAAATGGGAAAAACGCCTGACTGGATCAGCGGCCTGCTCCTTCGGGCAGACGGATATGACTGCCCTTTTTATCAAAAAGATGCCTGACAAGGAAAACCGCCGTGGAGCATATCTTTCCACGGCGGTGCTTTTTATTTGCGGTACTTATCGGTGTCGATGTTGACATACCAGAGCCTGTCCAACAGGTCAAGCATATCGTTTTTCAGGTCCTTGGGCATATTGTAGAGGTTGCTCTTCGTGATGCCGTCCTCCTGCACTTTCTCATCCTTAAGGACGCTGTTGCGGGATTCCCCACCGAGGAGCAGCTCGAAAACATCATGGAACTCCGGGTACTTGTCCCCTATCATTGCAAGAATCTCATCCTTCGCCTTCTGGAAACGGTCATCATCCGGCATAAGCCCCGCGGATGTCTTTTCCGTTATTTCCTTAACCACCTCGCTGCCGTCCCCGGCATTCTCCTGTGCGCCCTCGATGGACTCCTGCTGTGTCTTCCAGTAGTCGCAGGTGTCCCTGCGTCCGCATACCATGCAGTCATTCTTGATTGTCTTCTTCTCCCCCGGCTGCCCGTGGTAATCTGGGTTCGGAATTACAGTCGGGCATCTCTTCAGTTTGCCCTTGCCGTTCGGTATCATAGGCCTTTCCGCCCTTACCCTGCGTTTCTGCTCCTTATCCTCGGAGCGCACTATCGTATCCTGCACCCCTTGGATGTCCTGCCCTTTCTTATCTGCCGGAACAAGTACGCAAGGTACACGCTGCCCGCCAATCAGGCGGCTCGTGATATCCAGACCGTATGCCTTTGCGTAAGCCCTGACGTGACCTTTGTTCTCCTCCGTTATTGGCAGTACGCTGCAGTCTCTGTTTTTGCTGTCTTTTACTAACTTTGCCATAAGATTTGCTCCTTTTCTGGAGCAAAAGTCGATGGCAAAGTTCATGGCGCGACAACCAAGCCTCGAAGCATTTGCTCCGTTGCTGGTCACCGCCCAAACTGGTGTACCTATATTCAGTTGTCCGTCACCCTACTCGCCTTTGGGCTGCCTCCATCGCGTCAGAGGTGGCTTTCAAATGACGGTTCGCCGCTTTCACGGCATAGCGCTATTTTTTGAACATCGGAGGGACGTTCAAACAGGAAGCCGGATTTGACGGCTGCCTGTTTCAAAATCCCTCTCTATTTATATGTACTTAATAACAACCCCCCTTAAACGCAAAAAACGGGACAGAAACCATGACGACATACCGTCATTGTCTCTGTCCCGGCCTGATGCGAGCTTACGCCCTATCCTACGCTGACTTGGAGATTACGTTATCCTATTATCTTCGCCCTGCTACGCCTTTGGTAGCCGAAGCATACTTAATACTGTCTCCGATGCGTTCCGCCCTACTAAAAAATGTTATGAGCGGAATGCCCTTGAATCCTTTACCTTTGTAGGTTCTGCCGACAATCGTCTCGCCCTGCTCGTTAACCTTGACCTCTGCGAAAAAATCATCGTCAAAACGTATCTCGTTGTCCTTTTTAGCCATATGCCTATACCTCCCTATTATTTTCTTGCCTTCTTTGCATCCCTAAACCACGCATCCATCGACTCATCCTTTGCCGTGTAGTATGTATTTCCATTAAAGGACTCACACTCCTCGACCTTTATTTTGTCCGGGCAAGACTCCATTATCGCCTTGACTCTTGGCTTTGTAAGCCTTTCCCATCCACGCTCCCGAAAAGCCTGATCAACCCAGACATCATAGAGCTTACCCTTAATTTCACACACAGCCGTGAGCCTTGACGGGCTGGACTCCGTAGCCCAGCCAAACCCCGTCGGGCGTACTTTCCTACCATTCTTATAGTGGGTGTGCTCTCCACCCTTATGCCCCTGCGAGAGGCAGAATTCGGATGGCGTATATTTCATATCTCTTACCGTTGCTTTCATTGGAACATCCTCCTTATAAATGTGCTTTATTATGGTTTCTCCGGCGGCCACCGTATGTTCCATAGTATAGCACCAAATTTTGAGGACTTCGGCTCATGAACAAATCCCCAAAAAATTGTTCATGACCTATTGAGGAACTCATATAGTGCTGCCCCAACGAAGTGATTTGTTATCTCCAAGAGGCTGTCAGCCTTTTCCTTTTTCTCTTCCTTCTCCTTTTTGTCCTTCTTCATCATTTCATCCAGTCCCCTGCAATACTCGGCGTATGATGACAATATATCCCTATCAAGATCGACTTTATTGAAAAAGGACTCTGGCACCTTCCCCGTCTTCTCATATTCCTCTTTCTCTTTCTTCACATCGCTTAAGTACTCCGATGCCCTATCTATTTCCTGTTCAAGGTAGGTTCCATACATCTCCTTATAGCGGTCATCGTTTGTGTCTTCCATCAGCTCCGACATTGCAAAGATAGGCACCCACTTTTCCCAATTTCCCCTCATCGTTTTATATGCATGTTCATTTGTTAAAAACTGCGCCCGATTTATCGATCCTGCCATCACTAAATCATAGTATGCCTTGCGCTGTTCTTCAGGGCTCGGATTAGGAATGTCCTTAAATAATACTTTTCCATCATCATTTAAGATTTCACATTTCTCTCCCAGAATACGATACTGCTCATTTTTCATATCAAGTACATCTTTCAACTCTGGGAATCCTAACTCCCGCATCTCATGTGCGCCTTTCAGTTCCCACCGAATCAAGGCCGCAATAAGTCTATCCAGACTAATATTCTGTTCTTGAAGCACCCTGTCTATTTCCGACGGCTCATCCAGCCCCACCTTCTCCTTCAGATATTCTTCATTTCCATCGGCGGCCTTTTTCCAAAAATATGAGCCTTCATAAAGATGGTAGTTCATGCCATCCAACTTTTTTGTGAAAGTCCTCAATGCGGCTCCGGCACTTTCCTTCTGGATTGTGGTAAGGTTCAGCATAAAATATGTCAGTTCCTTTACAAAAGGAGCCGCCCATACAGAAACCTCATAATTAACCAAGTGCCCCATCAGGCTGTAGATGGCTTCCTTAAAAAACTTCGGCAATTTATTGTCGATATCTTCGAGCATCATGTGGTTATATTTGGCGTATTCCGTTGCCGTGATATTCTCCTTATTTGCATTCTTGCGATATCTCGGATTGTACGGCAGGTATTTAATTACCAAGGCAAGTGGCTCCGCTACTTCCGGCGGAAAATAATAAGTGCTTTTTTTCAGAGACTCATCTGCCTTAAAGTCCTCCAGTTCGAAGCCATACAATTCGCAAAATTTCTTTAGCCCATCAGTAAACTGCTTTCTCTCAAGACCGGTCAACTCACACATTTCATCAACCGAAAAGTCAACCTGCCTCATTTTTTTCATTGCCATTTCTGCACCTCCCCTTTATTTTTCTGATACATTTTGAATGGTCTCTGCATACTTTGCCAGCTTCGCCATGGAGTTTCTTGCCCCTTCCCCAAGACTGACCTCTTTTGATGACTGACGAGCCATATTATAAAGTCCTTCAATCATATAATTGATAACCCCATTGGCAGCGTAAGTGCTGTACACGGGCTGCTCACCTTCTCCGTTTACATTGATATAAAGCTCCATCCCGCTCCTGCTCGGTCCCTCCGTATAATCAATGCTATACAGAAATACAACATCGTCTGACTCCGGCAGCTTTGCGGAATATGAATGCTTGTCTGCCTGAAATGGACCTTCATAACCAAATCCCGGCTTATAAAAGACCCCCTCTGCATCCCGATACAGACGAGGCGAATTCGAATCAATGCCACTTCGTTTTCCCGCCCTCCTATCCTCTGGTTCTACCTCCTCCCAGCTAATTTTGTTTTTTCTTGTAAGCTGCAGCAGGTTCTCCATAAATTGAATAATGAAATCATCGTCTTCAGACTTTTGAGTGGGATCCCCATAAAGCAGTTCCGGGAGCGTAACCTTAAACTTTTCGGCAGCCGTCAAAACAAATGACAACGGCAGCTCGCTTGTCATCATGTTTTTCTCCCAGCGAGATAGACCGCCCTTACTAAGCGCACCCTCAACTTCAATCTCTCCAAGCGGTACGCCTGTTATTTCAAGATAATTTCGGATATTATCATCAAGCTGGATGCGGTCATACTTTGCTTTCGGCACGGTAGCTAAAAAATCTTCTAACTCCTTCTGAGTGTTCTCCAGCTCCTCCTGTTCCTGTGCAACATACTCCTCTGCAGCCTGTGCCTGCTCGCCAATCATGTTATATTCTGGGCTTCCTTCCTGCTCCTTATCCATGTCAGAGTTTAGCTGCTCAATTTTATTCTCCGTACCCGCAATGGTCACACGGTATTGGAGTATTTTCTGGACAAAATCATTCAGTCTTTCGGAGGATTTCTTATCAAACATATACTTCCTGCCGTAAGAAGTATACTCGTCCGTTATAGTCCTGTGAATCTTCATAACTCTCCTTTCGTTAAAATCTTGAAAATATTTAATCTCTTGCTACACTTTCCAATATATACAACCTTTTTATTTTTGTCAACACATCAAATGCAAATTTTCTTGAATTGAAAAATTTTCAATCATTTAAAATGACCCCGGATTTTCAGGGATTCTTTTTTAATCGCTATATTTTGAAGTTCTCTGTCTGCTCCAAAATATCGTTACTCATACTTCGCAGTCTAAAATCTCCCGTAGCGCAACGGATTTCAATGCTTTTCGCTAAAATAAATAAGGTGCAAACACTTCTGATATGTTAAAATGGTAATAACCACAAAACCATGCACATCAGGAGACTTGCACCATAGAAAGTCTTCCCATGCAATGGAAATAGTGATTTTCACTGCCAGTAGCCGCATGGGGTATTTCCCTGCTGAAAATGCCGAGATATGGCGTGGTCAGGATCAATTTTAGGCTGCGAAGTATGAGGAAATCATTTTATCAAATATGCTTTTCCTCGGCTGGCATCATTCTTAACCAACTAACGATAACAAGCTATCGTTAAAAATATGTGCAAAAGAAAAGAGAGCGATATCCCACGCTCCCTCGTTCTCTATCCGTTCGGTTTATTTTGATTTGCGAAACCCCTTGAATTTGCGGTATTTCTACACCTCTGCCCATATGCCATTGTATCCATATCGCAAGCCTTATGTTCGTCACATGGAAAGCCTCCAAGGCGCGGCCTTTTTCCACAATATAATCATACAGTCCTCGCTGATCCTCGGAAAACCTTGCTGTATAGCCATGGGGATCCTCCTCATGGGGATAGGTCACCTTGGAATGCCTGTCATCCTTCATCACGGAAACAGCGGCAATGGCCTTGCAGATGGCTCCGTCTATGATCTCCGAAGCCTCCCTGTCCAAAGGATCCGCATAGTCCTCAGGCGGCATGACATACTCCGGGATCTCCGGCGTCTGCCGGAAGGGAATCCCCTGCACCTGCCCATCGTCCTCCTGCGCCACGCTGCCCTGCTCGTCTCTCGAAGCCTCCTGCAGCGACTGAGCTTCTCCTGACCACAGCAGATCTGATCCGGGCTCCGGCGAAATACCTGCGCAGCCAGAGAGCAGGCACAAAAACAAGGCCAGACCAGCCGATCCCCAAAGCCAAGTTCTTTTTTTTTCTCTTCTGCTTATCATCTTCCTAACATTCCACATTAACATGCATTACTGATATTTTACGCGAAGGCATCTTCCCAATTTGCGCGTAGCGCAAATCGGGCCCCTCCTTCTGCTTATTATAGCATTTCCCCCATTTATAATCAATGATAAGCACTTTTCAAACCACTGAAGCAGATCGCATAGGTGGAGAACAGCCCGGTATTGAATACCAATTCCTCATTCGGTGTTCTGGTCAGGACTGCCGCCTCTCCGCTGTGCATTCTACTACAAGAATCCCTATTCGACCAGAAAGCTGTCGTAATTCTTCCGTCAATACGCAATCCCGGCCATGTCCAGAAGTTTTTTAAGACGCATATTTTCGCTCTCCGCAATATCTGCTCTGCTCTTTTCCAAGTCCGCCCTTGCCGCTTCCCTCTGCGTGTTTTTCCGCTCGTCTTCCCTTCCTTCTTCTCTGCCCTCTTCGTAAATGCCTTCTATGGCCTTGCACATTTCTTCCCTGCCCTCTCTTATTCCCTTTTCCCTGCCCTCTTCGTAAATGTCCTCTATTGCCTTGCACATCGTCAATTCCTCCTTCTCTTTTTTTGTTTCCAGCAGCTTCATAAGCCTCTTCGAGCTTACCAGCATTCCCAGCACTTCCAATCCCAG